ATCACCCGGCTCTGAGCGCCAAAGGCCCGGCTGGCGGGTTTGCGACCCCGAAGGTCCAGACGCCGCCCCAATCGACTGCGATGCCGCAGCCGTCAAGCCCGGCCCAGCGCCGCATGGCGGATCAACGAGTCGAGAACCTCTCTCCGGCCCCTCTTAACAAGCAGGCGAATCCGGGCGCGGGCAAGCTACTCAACAGCATTTTGAAACCGGTGGTATGAACAAACACCGGAAGGGAAAGAAAAAACACATGATCGAGATCGTATTCATTAATGACAACGCGGAGACGTGGGAAGGCAATTACGGCAGCAATGGCGCGCTTATTTTCCCTCCCGGCATCAGCCGTCATTTAGTCAACGCTGTGACCGATGACGAAGCGTGGTTCGTGTTCGGCCCGCCTTCAACCAGCTTTGGTTGGGGAGTGGACGCCCCTTGGGGTGCCGCCGAAGATAACACGATTCGCGTCGTGTATGCTCACAAGCCGGAAGACCTGAACGTAGTCATCTACGAGAACAGCCGCCCCCGCCCGTGAAAGGATTCTTCGGCATCGTCCCTCGGTTCGACGACTTTCCTCCAACGCTTGCGAAGAAAACTGCGCAAATTTTGGCGGCTGGTCTTGGCCTTGGTGGCAACGATAAAATCTCGGCTGGGGATGCGGTAAAGACCGGCGAATTTTGGTGCTTTCATGCGGCCTTTGCTGACTGCACCTTCGAGACGCTGACTTTCGCCAATGGAACGTCTACCGGCAGCTACGCTGGGGAGACGTTGAAGCAAGGGGACCGCATCTACGGACAAATCGTCGCCATTAAATTGACTTCCGGCAAGGGCATCGCCTTCCGGTCAATTTAATGATCCAACTTCAGAATCAGAATCAAGTCTTTCGTCACGGGGTTGTGGCAGACGCCGCACCCCCGGAACCTCCGGCAGCCCCCTCAAACGCGCGCATTGAGGATTTCATCGAAGAATGCGGCGATCCTTCAGCTTCGTATACGGTCGCGTGGGACGACAATTCCGACAATGAATTGGGGTTCGAAGTCTGGCGTGACGTTGGCGGCACTGGATTCGAGCTTTACGCCACAGTAGGACCGAACGTTACGTCCATTGATGAAATTTTTCCGCCCGGCTCGTGGGGCGGCATTGTTTACGATTACAAAGTGCTCGCCATCGGCGATCCAACCTCATCTGATTTTTCAAATACGGCCACGGCTGTCGGCGGCTGCGGCTAAGTAACCGGCCAGCAGATATCGAAGGCAGGAAGTTTCCGCGCATTCGGGAGCCGTCTTCAAAGTAGCTGCGATCTCCTTAATCCGACCACGCACAAACTCTTTCCATGGGTCCACGGGCTCCGCAGACTCAATGGCTGCGACAGCCATCACCGTCCGAGGAACGCGAACGCAGTTACCGAGAAAAACTATTGAGGGTATCATATCGACGCGGCGGGAGCGATCCCGTAAAAGAAATCTACTTCCACGGTCGCCACGAGCAGCCCGAGTCTCACCGGGAGATACCAAGCCTCAGTCGCGCCCTCATTCCCGACTTCGAAAAGGACCATGCAAGGAAAACTGACGCGCATGCCGAGGAACAGTCCCCCGGCCTTGCGCGCGTGCCATTTTAGTTTGCCGTAGATTTTCATTCGCAAACGAAGGTAGAGGGCGGGAGTTTGAACCCGTGCTCGGTGGTGTCACCGATGTCCAGCCGCAACTTGTATTCAGCCGCCATGCCGAATTTCGGGTGCATGAAGAAGAACCGCTGCACCGGATGCGACGAGTTGAAATACTCGCCCAACGCATACCCGTCGATGCCGGGGAAAGCACCATTGACCAGCACAGACCCTTTCGAGTGCGGCAGATCGATAGGCCGATGAAGATGGCCGACAACGTAGTAGTCCGGCATCTTCCGCCCGGCGCGCGTGAAAAGCTGCGACGTGGTGGACACCATACGGCCCATGGCGTGGTTGGGGATGCCGAGCATTTTGTCACCGCCCCGCAGGTTGTCCCCGTGCCCGGCGTAGAACGAAAAACCCTGCACGTCGAACAGCGCGAATGGCTGCATGTTGAATTCGCACTTGATGAACGGGCAATCGCGGAGTAACGCCTCAACATAGAGATACAGAAGCATGTCCATGTTCGAGTTGCGATTTTTCGTTGGCATCTTTTTCTGATTCTGCCAGCGCGTATGGTTTCCAACGCAGCCGTAGACGCGCAGGTTGGCCAGTGTGCTAAGGTTGCGGAGGAACTGAGCGATGGCGTGCCCGCCCGCGTAGAACTGCGCGAGCAGTGTATTGGCCTGCCCACACTCAGCCGCGTGGCTGAGCGCACCGTCGAGCATGTCCCCGAGGATAGGGACGACAATCTCCGGCACTTCAGTCGTGGTGTGGTCATTCATGATCGAAAAGATCGACTGCTGAAGCCGCCACAACCGGCGCAAGAAAATGTTGAAGTTGTAGCCGCCGAGCCCGAGGGTTTGCTCCGGCTTCACGACCGCACCGATATGCGTGTCCGAGAACAGGCACACCGCCGACTGAGGCGATGACTTGCTTTTTCTCGGAGCCCGGTAGATGTCCACAGGGGGCGCATAGGCTTTTGGGGCCAGTTCCATGATCTGCTCGACCAACACGTCAACTGCCGTGCGGCTCTCGTTGGCCTTATCGAGCGCCCGCTGAAGTTCCCCGGCTTTCGATTGCCAATGGTCAGCACGCGCACGGTAATCGATCTCGGGGACTTCTACCTGCGCAGTGTATTGACGGACCGCGTGAGTGACTGAACGATACGTTCTGCCTAGTTCTTCGGCGATTTTTGAATCGGCGACACCTGCGGCTTTAAGTTGTTTGAGTTTCGCGATCTCCGCGTCCGACCATTTACTACTTGCCATTGTTTTTCCTTGGTTGCCGGGCAGGCTTCTTGGGTTCATCTCTCACTTCGATTGTCTGTGCCTGCATTCGGCCTGTAAAGACCATATCCCACGCCATGAGAGCTTCAGCCGGGGACTTACCGCTCCCGACGATACAGTTGTCGGGAAATTGAAGATCGCCGAGGATCGCCACCCACGTTTGGTCCTCAAGCTTCATCAGCTTGGGCTTGTGAATCGTGTGCGGGGCCGCGAGCAATTCTGTCGCGGCCTTCTGCGTGGTGAGCAGATTAATGTGCTCTTGGTAGAGCATCGAAAGCTGCATCTCCAGCATGTTCTGGTGGTCGAGACTCCAGCGTTTGGGGTCGTCGATGATGCCGTCGATGCGATCACAAATTTTTGTGAAGGTCGCCTCGGCAGCCTCATATGCACCACCGTTGTGACTGTCCCTGTCCGGCTCCAAGTTGAGTAGAACCGGGTAGAGCGTCGCTGCGCAAGACAGCAAAGCGCCCAATTGTCGGACCGTCACTTCGTCACGTGACGGTATAGGAACTTTAAGATTGTTGTTCATCGTTGTATCCGGCTGAGGTTCGTTTTCGCCCAGTGCCATAACCATATTGCATCTACTTCGTTGTCGTCGGCTTTTTCCATCCACGGATTTTTATCCCCACCATGTTTGGCGATTAAAGCCCGTTTCATTGTCGCTTTGTCCGCGCCCCCGTGCCCTGTCGCGAAAAGCTTCAGGGTGCTCACCGGGACGCACTCCACTATCTCTCCGGGAAACGTAAGCCAAATCGCGGCGCGATAGCTCGCCCAAAGTTGGCATTGATATGTGTAGGTGTTGAATTCAACATCTTCGAAGATGACCTGATCGAACTTGTGCGAGTAATTAAGCTCGACGAGTTTGGCATGAAAGCGAGAGATTCGGGGATCGGACCTACGGCGCATTCGGTTTTTACCCCAAGCCTTGATCTCGGACGCGGTCGCGTGGACCCACGTCCCCGAGTGAAAATGATCTTCAGCATTGTAAGCAAATCCAGTGTTAGTGCCGAGGTCCAGAGCCAGCGTCTTGATCACGTTACAATAGTGCCTTTTTGCGGGTCACTTCGGCACGTATTTTTTTCAGTGCCCGGATGTGAGTCAATCGAGTCGCTTCGCGGACCACCCCGAGGATGTCACCGATTTCCTGAAAATTCATCCCGCCCCGGTAATGAAGATCGAGGGTCATGAATTCGTTTTTGCTGAGCTTGGCGCGCATAAGCGGCTCCACGATGGCCCATTGGTCCCTGATTTCGATCTGTTCGGTCTCCGGGTCAACCACGGGGCCGAAGACGCCACTCAGCGCCGACCCATATTCACTGGGTTGCCCGATGCGAAGGTTTTCGGGGTAGTCCCCGTCGGCCCCTTCCATGTGGTAGTCCGGCTTAATGTGGTGCAGTTCTCCAACCTCGTGAATGCTGGCGTGCTTCACCACGTCTTTTTGCCTCCACGCGTCACAGATGCCACGACGCACGGACACTTTCGCATAGGCGAAGAAGCGCACTCGGTTGGGCTTGAATTGCTTGGCGGCTTTGCACAGCGCCGACCAGCACAGCGAAAAAAGTTCATCGTCCGGGAGCCCTCCACGGCAGACTCGCCGCGCATAGGGGATCGCTTCGTGCATCGCATGCAGAGCAAGCTCGTTACGCGCGTCTTCGGTGTTCAACCCCGCAAGAAAATTCTCACGGACTTCGGTTAGAGACTCTGTTGGGAGTCCATTCATTACACTACTCATTTGCTGAATATTGATACTTTGTTGATTTCGATTGTTGGTTTCGGTGCGACCACGGGCGGCGCGCCAAATTGTTCACCGCGTTGGAATACCCAAACACGGGTGCCGAGAGGGCCGGGCTCGATAGAGCACTTGATGACGCCCTCCTTCTGGACGTTTTCCAGATAGCGGTTGATTTGGTCCAGCTTGATACTGCGGACAGCGACATCGTTTGGACCGGCGCTGAGCATGCGTTGTAACAGGGTCACTGTGCCGCGCCACTCAGTCGCTTCGGGGTTCGTTTCGAAGTGCATTCGAAGCATGTCGATTAAAAGTTCTTTGAACGGCGCGAAACGGCTGGACTGTTGCGCCTGTTCCATGAGAGACGGGTCTTTATAGGGGTAGTAGCCAAAGCGGGAATCCCGAATGACAAACTCAGGCGGCGTCCACTGGATCAACCACGCGAGAAAATACGGAAGCTCTTGAGTGATCAGCCTTTCGACTTCGTCGCGGGGCTCCCACTTGTCCTCGCGAGAGCGACAGCGTAACAGCATAATTTTGTCGAACGTGCCCGTGTCCATCGGACCGAGAATTCGGCTACTCGTTGAGTCGAGGTTCGTCGTGACGAAAAGTCGCCCATGCCACTCGGTCATGCCTGCAATCTGAAACTTCTGATTGCTCATCACATCTTTGTTTGCAACGATTTTCTTGATCTTGACCATCACGCCGTTTTGAGACCGGCTGTTGTCGGAGATCGTATCATCGTCTAGGCACCACTGTGGGAACCTAAAAAGGTGTTCCGTAAAGCTTTCGTTGTTGACTACATAACTCTCCACGTCAACGAAGCCCCCGACTGACCGGCCAACAATTTCACGGTTCAACAGGGTTTTGCCGCTATTCACTTCGCCCATCAAGAAGATCATAGTGCCGGGCCGGGGGGTATAATTAAGGCCACTCAGATAGTAGTATTGCCACCACGCGAGAAAATTGGCCAGCGATACTTCGTCAAACATGACGTTGAGTCGTTTCGAGAGCCAAGGAAATTTTCCAGTGGTCCCCCACTGAGTTACCTCATTCGCAGGCTTTACGACGTTAGAGATAAAAGTGTTTAAACGACGTTCTCCGAGATACATGAGGACTCCCGGTGGGCGGAATACATACGGTGCCGCATTCTTAATCCGATTCTCTTGATAGATGTGCTCAAGCGCGATCTTTAACAAAGACTTCTTACCCTTACTCGTGTCGTTTGTCAAACCGCAAGTGATTTCGAGGTAGTTCAAAAGCTCGTCTTTGCCGAGGGGGCACCAACTACCCTTAATCATCCGCCAGAAATTTTTACTTTCCCAGTAGATATCTTTCGTCGCTTTCGCGATGGCATCCTCCGAAAAGTTTTTGATGAATTCGGGACCGAGTAGATCAGACCACGAGTAGAACACTTTGTCGGCGTGCGCGGAGAAGGTGAATATGCCATCACGCTTCACGATAGCCGACATCGGCGACGTGGAAGAAGGCACCCAAAACGTCGGGCCTTGCGCGGTCTCGACGAAGTCGCCCGGCCAGTTGGCAAACTCGGGATACTTGGCCTTCAGCGCGGCTTCGACGCGTTCCATAGGCACGTCCACGTCGGCCTTCGACTGAAAGCGATACCTCATCCCGCACTCGACGAAAAACGCCTGAAGCTTCGTCTCGGGGATCGGGCCGTGGCCGGTCTCTTTCCACTGGCAACCGTTGCACAGGAGCCTCGTGGGCGACTCCCAAGCGCCTTCGTCAAGGCCGGGGAGAAGATCGAGGTTCAGCCACTTGCGCGCCTGCTGGAGCACGAAGGAAGCGAATTCATAGGTGTCTACGCAGAGAGGACGAGGGAGAATCCAGACTAACCGGACGTTGCCGCCAACTGAGCGTTCGATCCACGTCGGTTTGATGCCCATCGCCGCGATGGCTTCGAGGACGCGGGCTTCAGGAATGGCCACGTCAAAGTCAGCGTGAAACGCATGAAGGAACTTAGGCGGGTTGTCTTCGCGTGAAACCCGGCAGTTGGGATTGTAAGGCTCGAACGCGGAGTAAAAACTGTGACGCGTGTTGACGTTCTTATACCAGTCTTGGCGGGCATTCTTATCCTTTCGGATTTGTTCGGTGATCTGTTCTGTCGGCACAAATTCCCACGGGTTGCCGGGGAAAGTCTGCTTTTCGACTAGGTTCTGAGTATAGTAAAACGGCACAACTACAACAACTGCAATTTGACACCAATTGGTGTCATTTGCAATAAAATTCTACTTCTTTCGCTTCGGCTGCGATTGGGCAGCCTTTGAGCCACTCCGGGCACTTGGACATGGTATGCTCGACATCTTTGGCCGATACATCCTGATCGACTTCTAGGACAGCTTCATCATGGACGCTAAAGAGGTTCGTCCAACCGTTGTCTTCCATCGCTATAAGGTGCTCTCCAAACACGTCTCTGGCAACTGCCTGAGTGATATTTTCTGTTAATTTTCCTCCATAGTTTTGATACCGCTTTCCGCCCACTTCGGCGGTGTAGACATCCTGCCACTCGGGCTTTTTTGTCTCGTGGTTGGGCTTGAGCCGTTTTTCACAACGGACTTTGGTGTAAACCATCTTGCGTCCCGAGGGGAGAGTCATCGTGAAGTCTTCCCCAACTGACCGTTTAAACATACTGTCGAGGCGCTTCCAAATCCCGTCCTGCCCGGCGATCAGGGGATTCTGCTCTCGAAATTCTTTGACGATCTCCCGCGACCGTTTGCCGAATCCGCTCTTTTTCTGAAGGACACCGGTAAGCGGGTGGGGTTCTTCAATCCACTCCGGGTCGTCTTCGGTGATATCGAGCCCGGCCAGTGTCATAGCCATCTTGATGAACTTTTCCCAGCCTGCGCCGTATCCGAGGGCCAGCACGCGCGCCTTAGCAAGCGCATACATCTTTGAGTTGGCCTTCTTTAACGGAGGGATCGAACCGGCCTTCCAACCCATCGTCGAGATCGCGTGGGCCTCGTATGGCCCCAACCCCGAACCGAGAAGCTGTAACATCGCCTGATCGCCACACAGCCATGCCAGCACGCGAGGTTCGATCTGCGATAAATCGGAGACGATCATCTTCTTGCCGGGGCGCGGGATCACGAGGTTACGAAAATCGATGGCAAATTTAATCCAGTCCGGCCACTGACCGACTTCCTCATAATACCCAACGGCTGCCATGCAACGTTTTTCGTTCATCTCCATCAGACCGTGCTCGTTGCAGAAAATCGGCACCTTGCGCATGTTCTGGAAATTGACACCGGAGTCGCCGGACCAGCGCCCGGTGTGCGCGCCGAAATATTTCAGGCCGAACGGGAGAGTGCCGTCGCCGCGAAGGCGCTCTTTGACCTTGACGAAGGTCTTGTAAATTTTATTGATCGAGCGCCACGCTGACACCGCCAGAATCCACGGGTGGTCCTTCGCGTAGGTGTCTTCCCAAGCTTGGTAACCTTCCTCGTCGTCGGACTTCGTGGGCGGACACGGGATGCCTTTTCGACGGCACTGCTCGGCGATGCACTTCGTTGAAGTCGGCTTCGTGTTGAAATCGTCCCAGCCTTCTTCGTCGTCTTCGGAGTCTTTGATCCACGGGATCAATTGCTCCGTGTTATGCTTCATCTCGTGACTCTGGCAGATGTAGAGATCAAGAAGCTCGACGTTGATCTGCACGCCACGTCGGCCTTGCGCGACCGTAAGTTGACTCAGGCGGCGTTCCAGCGTCGGCCACTTGTGAGAGTGGTCATTCCAAATCTTCCAGCACCAGTAGGCGTCCCGGCGCGCGTAATCGAGCATGTGCTTCTGCTCATCGGGATTGAAATCCTGCCAGCGTTTGTCTTTCGCGTCGCTACGCATCGACTTGTCAAGCCTCACGCCGTAAAGAAATTCTACCGCTTGGTCAAGCGAGCGCCGGTTGCATAGAAAAGACGTGAGATTAGCCGTGCAGTGCCACTGCGCAGGGTTGGACTTGGGCTTCCACTCGCGGCGATCCAGTTCGGCAGTGACGGATTCGTCGAAGTAGGAATTGTGGGCGAGCCCAAGCTGGCCGTCCACCGCCGACCAGTTGAAATCTTTGATCGGACCAGCCCAGCAAGTGCTGCCGTCCGAGGCGGCAATCATGTAGGGGTCAAAAAGATCATGACGGCAGTATTGTTCTGCGATCATGGTCTTCACCGAATACTTCAGCTTGGGCGCGTAGTATGTTTCGTAATCGATTGCAACCGGCGTCATTTGTAAACTTCACGCCCCGTTTCGCCGGGGCCACGCGGACTCGCATCACGCTGAGTCATGCGTCGTAGGTAGGAAAATCTACCGGGTTCGACTCAGTGTTTGCCCACAAGAGGGCTGCGCCTGAACCTTCGCCTGAACGATGCGAGCTATCGCCTCATTCACTTCGCGCTCGAACTTGTCGAGCAAATTGCCTGTGGCAAACTTTGGGCACTCGTGCCCATCTTGGGTATAGAGCGGCTCGTGGACCGGCGTCGTATACTTGCCGCGCAGATGCCGGACAGCGGCTTCCACGTCGGCCTTCACTTCGTCCATGAATTCAGAGCCCACTCGTTTGAACTTGCCCGCCCGGAACTTCGCTGAGCATTTCAGCGCGTATTCCTTGATGGCGGACTCGTTCACGAGCCGAGTGTTATCCGTCCACGCATGCGGATTCGTATCCGCGTCCGCTTGAGAGTCTTCGATGTTACTCATCGCCGCCTCCTTCGTCGTCCGGGTCGAAGTCCAGAGCACCGACATCGAACGTCATCGGCCCGTGGCCAACGACCGGGCAAATCGGCGCGCCGATTTCGAGCCACTTCCGCGTCGCGCGAACGTTATATTCGCACTTGCTGCACTCGCACTTGATCAGACGCGTGGTCTGTTTCTTGCCGGGCATACGCATCCCGTCCAGTTTGGAGTGAGGATACGGGCCGAGTTTCGCAATCCACTTTTCGCAGATTTCGATCAGGTCTTTTTCGGCGCGCGTCGAAGTCAGTTTACCGCAGAGGTAAACCGCACGAGCACACTTGCCGAAAACTTTGTTGTGGCCTTCCTTGTTGCCGACAACGGCGTGGACGACTTCGTGGACGAGCGTCGGCAGGACGCCTTGCCCATCAGTCTGCCGCCCAATATGAATTTCCCCCCGCATGTATGGCGAGATGAAAATCTGGCTTCGCTTGTCCTCGGAAGCCGTCGTGGCCCAGCACTCGCCGAGAACACGTTTCTTGTTGCTTAAGCCGCGCGACGACGGCCAGCCGCAGGCAACCCGAATCTCGGGCACCTTGTAGCCCTTTTCTTCAAAGAGCGGAGTCATCAGCGCGACTGCGGCCATCAGCCATTCTTCGCGCGTGGAGTATTTGGGCTTATCGGCCATAAGAGTATTCGATGCGCTCGGTCTTCGAGAAACAGCGAGCCTTTTTATTCTGGTATTCGACCCGCCCGTTCGGGTTCGCCGCCACGAAGGCATCTCCGGCCTGCCGGAGCGCCTCTCGATTTGCTACTGTAACTTTTTTCATCTTCATGTTGTTCAGTTCCTTTCTCGGAACATCGTCACTATACCATGTCCACGTTTAAACGCAAGCAGTATTTCCACTGGCCGGAGCCTCGGGGATTTGCGGTAGCGTCGATTGGACCACGGTGCCATCCTCAATAATAACACCGGGAAGTTCGCCGTCAAGAGTTTTTCCAACCCGTTCAATCCAGAGTTGCGTGTCGTGCGCTTCGGCCACTTTGATCAGTTCGGCCAGCGTGTTCTCGTCCATGACGGAGCCGTCACGAATCAACATCACGCGCAGCTTCGGATTGAGCGCGAAACCGATGGCCGCGCTGATCTTCAGCCGTTGCGCCGTGGAGAGTTGCTCGAACGGAATGCCGTTGAAGGTCACGGTGCCCAAGGACGAAAATCCAAGGCCCTGAATGGGATACTTCGCATCGGCGATTTGCTTTGCCTTTGCCGCCGTAATGTCATCCAGCCGCTTCGTCAGATCGCCCGATTTCTTCATGAGACCGGCGCGGGACTCAAACTGGACTCGCAATTCGTTGTTGGCCCGGATGGCCGCGTTTGTCGTTTGGGCGTTGAGCACTTGGTCGTCGAAACCTTTGAGGCTTTCGAATTCGGGAACGACGAGCGCCTTCAATTGATCCTCCAGTGACGCACGCTGGACTTCAAGCAAGGTTCTTTTGTGGCGCGCTTCCGCGAGTTGCCGCTCCAGCGATTGGATCAAATCGTCCTGTATGATTTTGTCGCGCTCGGTAAGGTGTATCCCGCGCCGGATTTCATCACGAGTGTCGTGGACCGACCGGATCGCGTCGTTTTTCTTCACGACCGCGTCGCGTTCAGCGATGATGGTTCGCACGTCGATCTCGGTCAGTGGCAGCTTATTGTTGACCGTCTGATTGCCGATTTTCGAGTTGACCGTCGAGAGCGCCCGGTTGACATCAGTGCGTTCCAAATAAAGCTTGGCATGCTCCGCATCGAGAGCCGTCGTATCGATGCCGATGAGTTTGCGAAGAACGTCCGCCTGTGCCTCCGGCTTCAGCCGGGTGAACGCGAGCGGATCAAAAGTTAGAGTGCCGACAAGGTTGTCGAGCACGGCTTGCGGCGATGAGAGCTTCTTTCCGTCCTTCCCTTCGACCTTCAGAGTGCCGCCTCCTGCCGCCGTAAACGTCCGGGTGACAATCAAGTCATCCAGTTCGACGATGCTCTTTGCAACGCTTTCACCATCGCGAATCGGACGCTCGCACACGAGCCCGAGACCGCCCAGCGCGTAAGTGATTGAATCGATGACAGAGGTCTTGCCCTGTTCATTCTGGCCAACAATGGCCACATGCGACCCGCCCGGCGTGATATGCACGGCCCGGAGTCGCTTAATATTTTCAGACGTGAGGGATAGGATTTTGCTCATAAAAGGAAGGAGTAGACGGTCCTTGTCTACTCCTTTTGGTTGATTATTCGTCGGCCTGATCAGGCGCGCCCTGTTGCGGGGCGACACTGCCGCCCAACACTTCACTAACGAACGCGATGAATTCAGGAGTCGAGTTTTCCGCAGGGATGCACACAGGCACCCACGTCGGATTCTTCTTCGGCCCGAGAGGCTTCAACTTCGTGGTGAAGTTGTAGTTTTTCGTCGGGTAGCCCTTCATCAAGCAGCCCATCTTGCGATGCGTGAAGAACACAGTCTTCGCCGCTGCCGTGTAGGCGCTGCCTTTCATGCCCCACAGACCGAGGGCATACTTGTGTCCGTCCACCGGGTAGACGAAAACACTGTCGTCGTCGGCGCAATGCGCCGGGCGACGGATCGCCACGAGGGCTTCAGCGAGAGGCTGGAACAGCTTCGCGCCCGAGGCTTTCTTCAGTTCCCACTCTTTGTAGTCGAGAGTCCCACCGCAGCTACGGACTTGGTCTTCCGTGTTGCAGATGATACCGCGACCGCCGCCGTCCACCTTCTCAACGAACCGAGTCGGGCGGAACCCGAGCACAGTGATGTTGACCGGAGGAAGGGCCGGGCTGACGACTTCGTCAACGCCAAGCTGTTCGTTCTTCCGCAGCAAAGGCGGCGTAAACAGAACCGTGGACTGATTGAAAACAATCGCGCCCACCGGGAACGATTCTTTCAGTTTCCCGATGCCGTGAACGAGGTTGATGCGCGGCATGACGATCTCCGAAAAATCGGGGATCACGTCGCCGAGGACGAAGCCGCCACGATTCGAAAGCGAATGAGACGGGCGCGTCGCAACCGCTTGAGACGGGGCCGCAGCCGGAGCAGCCGCATGAGTGTTCACGGACTCAACTGCCACACCGGGAACCGGGGTAGGAGTTGAAACAACCTCCGACTTAACTTCAATCACTGGGGCCGGAGCCGCGCCCGCAGGATTACCGAATTGAACTTCTGCCATTTTGATTTCTTACGTGTTAGTTTGTTTGTTCCTGTGTCGTTACTTTGTCCTTCTTAGCCGGAACCGCCTTGAGGAAACTGAATGGATCGCCCTTTTTCACCGCGCCGGATTCGAGCAACTCGGTTTGGTATGCCTCGACTTGCGTCTTCTTCTGGCCGCGCGGCGCGCGCTCGGAGATGATATCTTCGATGGGCGTGAACGTCGGATCAAGCGTGGCCATATACTCGGCTTCGGTGATGTATTTCAGCGTGATCGACTTAAATTTTTCCTTGTCCAGAATTTCGCGCTTGGACATGGACACGATGATTTGACCTTCCGGGAGTGGCGCGTCGCCCCGGATTACCCGGTCACTGACCTGACGACGAAAAGCTTCGCACCAGACCTTGAGCACCCCGGCCAGCTTCAGACCAAGGTCTGAATTTTTCGCATCGTGGACCATCGACGGTGTGATGTCGGCGGGAATTTCCATCGGGTGAAACTTCGAGCCGACCTTGCAGGCGAATTCTGCCACCTTCGGGCACACCCCAATGTTGGCGCAGAAGTTGCACGCGGGCACCATGGGCCGGGCCATCGAAAAATCCTGAAGGCGACGAGCCTCGCGAGCGCGGGCGACGACGACTTGAACCCGCAGATAAAGCTCATCGAACTGAGCGCGGGTGAACTTGGCGCTGGACAGCGCGTTCAAGAGAGGCTGTTTGAACCAGAAGATGACTTCTTCAAGGTTGGCCCGCGAACGGAACAACCCGATAAGGTAACAGATGCCCTGAAGATTGGTTTCGGCTTCCTCGACCGGCCACATGCCGAATTTCCAGTCGAACAACTCGGCGCGAGTGCCGCAGTGAGAGATCAGCGCGCGGTCCACGTAGCCTGCCGTAGTTGCTTCAACTCGTTCGCTTACTAACTGCCCTGTGAGCGGATCAGTGTAGAGATCGAAGAAGACTTTGGCATCGACGGCGAGATAGGTCTCTTTCAGTTCGGTGAGTTTCGGCACGATGACTTCCGCAGCTTCAACGACTTCCAGTATGGTCGCGCCTGCACAATGCTTTGCCACTTCACGCTGCCGAGCTTCCTCCATCAACTGCTTGCGGCGCTCGTAAAATTCCATGCACTCCACGGCATTGAGAGTGTCCTCATCGCTCAGGCGCGCGTCGTCCTCGCCCGTCTCGGTGACGTTGTGGGCGATGGTGCCCATGATCGACCGAATGTGAGTCACGTCCTTTCGGCTGCGATAGACCGGGCAGACTTCAAGCGTCTGCGTCGTGGACGGCGAGTAGCTGTGATGTTTGCGTTCCTCGCTCATCGATTCAGGTTCAAAGGTTTTGGACGAAGGATTGTAGCAGGATCACGATCCATGAGCGGCTCCCAATTCTCCGTCAGGGTTTTAAAATCTGATTCGCCTGCCAGCCATTTCGCCGCTTCGACACCACCCTCAAAAATGTTATCAACATGCCAATTGATACCGTCCTCGCCAGAACATTCCTGCTCGTAGCACTCGTCCTTTTTATCGTAAAGATCATTCTCAGAAAGACGATTTTCGAGCACGTTAACCTGCGCGTCAATCGCCGCGTGATGGTCGTCACCGAAGCCGGAGTAATGAAGCACGCGGGGCTTCATCTTTTTGAGAGCGGCGATTTGTTGATCGATTTGCTTTTTAGTTGGAGTTTTCATGTCGTGCGAGACGGAGCCACTCGTCGAACCAATCAGACGAGTGCCACGGCTGGTAGGCCGCAGAGCGAAACATTAGGGACGACCGAATGCCCGGCGATATGCAGGGCGTTCCGGGTTGAGGCGTTCGTGACGGGTGATGCTTTGCTTCACCCCCTGTTCGTTGGTGTTGTGGTAAACCACCATTTCGATGTTTTTCTTGGGCGAGACCGAAATCACGCGCCGTCCTATTTTTTCACTCATTTCAATTCTTCTCGTTTTCAGTATAGTGTCGGTCAGGGTGTCAAAATGCCAACTAGTATTTTCGTAAAATCGCTTTTTTCAGGGAGTCGCGGACCGAAGGCTTGGGAGCGGGTTTGGCGGGTTTGGAAGGCTTTTTCTTCATACGCCTATAAAGTGCCTACCCCGGCGAACTTCGTCAACTTCAAATTATCAGGGTAAAAGTCCCCATCGTTCAGCATGTCGATGTTGTTTAAACGTGACCGAAGATGCTTGTGGATGGTTTCCTCGCACGAGTTGGCGGCGAAGATCAACCGGTAATGCGACTTCGACATCCCACCGTCGCGTTGAAATCGACCAAAGACTTGCTGCATCGTGACCGCCGACAGCCCCGGCATGACGATTCCGATGCGCGGGAAAGCGCCATGCAAATCCTGCAAGCTCACTCCAATGCCCCCGGCCTCGTTGTTCACCACAATCATCCGAATCAGATTCGCTTGAAACTGATCGATGAAAAACTGGCGCTGAGCCAAGCCCTTCGTGCCGGTCTGCGTCCCGTCGATGAACGCCGTGCAGCCCAATCGCCGTTTCACTTCCTCAAGGGTCTGCGAAAAGTTGACGAAAATGCCGACCGAGTAACCCTTGGCGGTGAAGTCCTCGGCAAGCTCGACGGCCACGGGCACCTTCAGCAACTCCAATTCCTGCCGGGCGCGCAGCATCATCGTCATCGGATGCCACGGCGCTTTGTCGTTGGCCTTGCGTTGCTCCAGCGTGGCCAGTGCTTCGCCCATCTGCGCGTAAAGACCGTCTACCTTTTCCGCCTCGGCGATGTCGTAAAGCTCGGCGGTAATCTCGCGCTCCGGGAAGCCGGGGATGTCCTCCGACCGCACCCGCACCCCGCGCGCCGGGATGATCTGCCGGTGAATGTCGGCCATGAAATCTCGCTGGCGTTCCTCTCCCACGAGCCATTTGAGCGCCCGCGTGCCCGGCAGCGCCGCCGCACCGTTGCGCTTGGCCCAATTGTAGAAGCTCGGCTTGCGGAGTAGCCCGGCTATGATGTCCTGATTGAGCCCGTGCAAGTCCAGCAGGTAGCCCATCGCGCGCATCTGGAGCGGGTTGCTCGCAAGCGTTGCGGACAATCCCAGTGACTTTATCCCCTGCCGCTTCGTCGCTATCAGCATCTCAGCGTTGAGCGAGTCCGTGCCGGAGCAACGATGAACCTCGTCGAAGATCGCGAACTTCACCCCCGGATGGAAACTGAATTTGCCGTATTTCCAATGCTTCTTTTTGATATTAATGCAGTGCGCTCCTGTCGGATGGCAGTAGCACGGGATGAAATGGTCGAAGTCCACCTTGCGCTGGCACGTTTGGCAGACGTATTCTTCCTCCCGAACGAAGTCGCTCGGCGGCGTGTTTTCCCAGCAGCCGAAGGGCGTGCGCCCAGTTCGGAGCATCTCGTAGTTGATGACTGAGAACGAGTCCTTGAAGTAAGCAGCCGCCCGCTTCCACGCGGTCATCACGATTTTCGGACAGACTACCAATGTCGGCCACTGGAGCGCATTCGCTACGGCGCACGCCGTAAACGTCTTGCCTGTGCCGGTGCCCGAGGTATCAACGACGAATTGGTGCTTCGTCAGAAGGTCACATAGCCACTTCGCCGGATCGACCTGATGCGGGCGAAGTTTATCTACTTGCATATGCGCCGGTATCCGTCTTTCCACAACGCATCGCGCAATGCGCGTGTGACAATTCGCATTTGTTTTTCGGTCCAATGGGGCGCGGCTTCGTGCAAAGCTTCGTGCATGATTGTTTCAAGCCGCTTCTTCGGCGTGGCACGTGGATCAATATCGATCTGCCCAGTCTTCAAGCATATCACGCCCCACTCTTTCGACAGGCGACGCTCACGAATTTTTAAGTGACGACGGAATCGTGGCTTCATTGGATGACTAAACGAAAAAACATTTGAGGCTTTGGAGACTGCCACGTCGAACTAGACCACGGGCCGTCGAGCGAGGTAGCCCATTCCACAGTAGCAATGCGCTCCGGGCCAGCCGGGAGTTGGATGCGAAAATCATGGAACCCGTAAAACGGGAGCCGGTAGTTGCCAGCGGCAGAGAACGTCAAGAATTCTGTTTGCTGTGGCTCCGTCCAGTTCGTCGGGAAGCCCGGAGGGTCTTGCGGCACGGTCCAGCTTACGGCCCGCACCCGGTAATATTGCGGAATACCTTTTCGGCGCGGCGCATTGTCAATGTGGACGGGCTCCCACGTCAGGGCGATATCGTGCCAGCGCACCGGATTGGTTATCTCGGGATGGTCCGTCCAACTTACGATGTAGTTGTCGGCCTCGGGCACTCGATCCCATGTCAGGATCGCACCTTGGACGGCTTCGCCGCCTTTAACGGCGAAGCCGTAGTGAGCTTGGAAGTTCTGAGGGACCGCAAGAAGGGCGAGTAGGCACAGTATCATTTTTCTGATATAGTGCCGATTGACACCAATTGGTGTCAACTATCATCTGGCGATTCTTTCGTCATCGTGTCGTCCTGATGCAAAAACATGTGGATCAAAGCGGCATCCATGTCTTTCCTGACCTTCTTTTTCAGGGTGTCGCTCTTACCGAACACATGCACTTTGTCCCGCTCCCCCTCTATCGAAACGAACCCAGCCGATATAACCTCGTTGTCCGAAAAGCAACTCGCAACATCCTTGTGGTGCAACGTCGAAGCGAACATGATGGGTGTCGGGAGTCCGTCGTTGTCAATCATGATGTATTTCATATAGGCATGACAAAGCCCGGTGCCAAAATACTTCAGCACCGGGCTTTGCTTGGGTTGGCGGGTTAAGTGTTCTTGATGATGTCCCGCACGTGGGCCAAGACATCCTCCGCTTTCATCGTGGAGAGGCGCGCCCCCTGTCGCTTCGCCCACGAGTCGATCTCGTCGATGATTTCGGTGCGGCGCACGAGATCGCCATTACCGCCACCGTTACCCGGCGTGGTAGCCCGCTTCTTCGGCTTGGCGAAAGCCTTCGGCGCAACCTCGTGCGCAGTGCGGGAGACGATGACCCCGGTGATCGGCTGATCGGGCGGGGACTGCTCCAGCACTCGCTCGAAAACCTTGCGCTGCTGCGCGGCGCTGAGAGGCGCGAGCGACCGGATGGTGGACTCCTTCAGGTGCCCCGTAACCTCGGGCGGCGTGACGGACGCGATGTTGTCCACGACCTGAGCGGCTGCGATGAGCCGGTTGGCCTGAGTCTTCGACATCTCCCACCGTTTCCGGCAGTAGTCCTCGAAGGTCGCGTGCTCCACCCGATAGAGCCGCTTATCGCGAATCTCCCGGAGCGCGTGCCCGGCAGGCGCGAAAGACTCTAAGTGCCTCTGCACCTGTTGCTCGTCATTTTCGAGCATCTGTTTTTCTGCCGCGCTCAACGGCTTCGGGCCGCGAGCTTTGGCGACTTTACCTTTACCTCCACGGCGAACCGTGGAGCCGACAACTTCCAACGTATCTGGCGTATTCATTTTGTTTACCTTTTGTTTTTATGTCTTTGCTTTATTGCATTGACAGTTACAATACTACCAGAAACGACCAAGGAAAGCTATGGGGTAAATCCCCCATACCGGGGTAGGTGTTTACCTACCACTGTTTAAACAATACTGCAACCACTTGTTGACGATCTTCGCGCGATACCAATCATACCAATATCCGCGCCCGTTTTTCGACACTCCAGAAGGAGCGTTGTTTACATACTCGTCAACTTCGCCCGAGAGCCAGCCACGAAAAAGGTAGAACCACTTCGGGTCGTAGAGCACGGACATCTTGTCCGGCAGATAGAGATCGCTCACTTTGGCTTCGTGCGTCGCCGCGTAATGCGTGGAGTGGTAGAGGGACAGCCGCCACGCGGCGTAAGCCAGCATAGCGTTCCCGCAACTCAAGCTGTAGACTATGTCGCAGGTGATCGCCGCACCCCCTTCCGGGTGTCGCTGTCCTTCCTCGCCGTCCATGTTTTCGCATCCCCAATAGCCCCAATCATGGCAGACGATGGCGACAAGCTCCCACCACTTCGGCCAGCGACGATAGCATTTGCGCCACGCGCAGACGATAGTGATCGGGTGCCAAATAAACTGGTGGACGCCGAACAGCAGGGAGAGAGTGCCAATTTTCATTTCGACAGAGTGACGACCAAAGTCCAGATTGTCCCCGCGAGCAGGAACAATGAGCCGACAAGGTAACAGATGAGAGGGCCGACGACGTGCATCATTCGACCACCACGTCGAAGTTTGACGACGGCACAGCTTCAGCAATCGCGATCTCCTGCAAAAAGCTGGCGACCGTGTGGAGCCGTATCGACGGCGGCGCGACTTCGTTGTCGTTCCAGATGACGCGCAACTTGTTGCCCGGCTGTTTGAGTTTTGCGGCCACGTCACGATCCAAATGAATCGCGAGATGCTCCGACACATTGGACAATTCCTTCGACTGCGGCGTCAGCTTTTTCGCCGCCAGCCGCTTCGCCCATGTCTGCGGAGAGCACATGACGTGGTAGTGAGTCCAGCCGCCGTCACGTAGCGCCTTGAATTCTGGCTCGAACCGCGCGTTGGTTGACGCGATGCGTTTACCGGGGTTGGCCGCAGAAAAAGCTTCGGCCCGACGCACGACACCGTTCGTCCAAAGCATCTGGTCAGAGCCAAATTTGTCCCACTCAATCCCATAGTCCTTGCTCAGCGCGCCGTGGGCGGCGAGGGAACGGATCAAGGCGATGAAGATCGACCGCGCCGGGGTATACGGCGTCTCGGCGTCCACGTGGGCGCGCCCCCACTGGCCGATAGATTGCAGCCACGAGCGCATGCCGGGCAAATCCTTATTGGTGTTTCGATCCACCTGAATTCCGAAGAAGTAGCTGGCGAGGTAATAGATCGGGTCAGCGAACCCGAAAATCTCGGCGTTCATTTGGTCAGCAATCCAGTCCTTGCCCGTGGCGAGTCGTCCAGTGAAGTAAACGCGACTGTGGTCAACTGGCACGGACGCCGGTAACGGAGCCGCAGGCGCAGACTCGGGTTGAAGGACACGCGGCTGGATTAAGACTTTCGTCTCCACCCCCGGAGGAACCTCCGCGCCGGTCACTGCCGGATTATTCACAAAGCCCAAAAGGCCGTTTAACGCCAACGCCTCAGCGTGGCCCGCATTCTTGATGGTGACTTCTGCACCGTGTAGTTCGTTCATTGTAGATTAACAGGACCGAGCCCGACGTATGTCTTCCTCGATCATCAACGCGAGACGAGGATTAATCTCCACACTCGTCAGTCGGTGAATTTCTTGCTTCAAATCAAAATTCTCTCTTGAGAGACGCCGAATCGCCGCCGCAGTAATTCGGTTAGCTGCTCTAGACAAGGCCAAAGCCGCCTTCGTTCGGTCAAGCTCTCGATACACTTCATTCAGATCGCATCGCAATTGCACGATCTGTTTCCCCAGCGAAATATTTTCATCGGTTAACTGGGTAACGCGTTCCATAGAAGCAACGTGCGCCTCCTTGCGCACGTGCTCGATTTCTTTTTGCATCCGCATGGCGAGCGTCACCACAGCCTCGCTTCGGTCATCGCTCTGCCTTGGGCGGCGATATGCTTGGAGTGACGCTTCGCGATTTCGTTGTTCACCCGAATGATCTGCTGATCATGGGCGACGATGGCAGAAGACAGGAACGCACGCACTTTTTCGGCGTTCTCATCCGTCCCGATGATGCGTTTAAACATCTTCGGGATATGATGATGCCTCTTGGCATAGCTGCGGCGAAAAGACCGGCCAAGTTGGCAAAAGTTCATCTCGCTGACCTTGCGCTCCGGCTTGCCGGACTTCTTCGTGGCGATGGGAACATACACCCGCTCCCGAGAGCGAAAGCATTCCTTACGGAACGCAGCCGTGGTGTGTGCCGAATCGATGAGGGCTTCGGCAGAAGTTTCCAGAGGCATGCCTTCTCGGTCGGCGAGCTTGACCTGATGCTTCAAACTCTGCGCTTTCGCTTTGTGGTCGGCCCGCATCGCACGACGATTCTCTGCTCGTGTAAAGTTCCGGTTCACGCCGCCACCCCTTCCCGGATGATTTGAGCCTGTTGCTGGCGTTCTCGGTTGGCCTTGTCGGCTTTATCGAGCGCCCCCCGGTCGATGGCGGACTGTCGCTTTGTCGTCAGTTCGCCCAATCGCCGCGTCGCCGTGTTGCGCCACGCGCTACGAGTGCGTTCTGATGCCTGCGTGTAGGTCGCGCCTTCGTCGAGAAGTTTTGTCACGTCTTCCGGGGATTTTGCGCTTGCGATGCGTTCCCGAAGACCTTCGATTTTCCGGTCTTTGTTTATCATGTTTTTGGTTTATTGATCATTTCGATCAAAGCTTTTTCAAGATCAGCGCCGAAAATCTTGCCAACGCTACAGCCCTCGTTATACCCCCAGTGCAGTTCGGCATCGTCGATGTAGAAACCTTCGAGCAGTTTTTGCAATAGTTCTTCGACGTCCACGTTAAGCCTTCTCTATGGCAGCAGAAATTTCATCGTCGAATTTACACAGAGCCGCCTGAAGCTCTCGCACAAAAGGATCACCACTCGGGTTGAAACCTTCAGCGTTAAACCTACCGCCTCGGTCGATGATCGAAACGACCCGGCGTTTGAATTCTTGCTTCGCGGCTTGAATCGCCCCGATTGAAACGCCCTTCGTTTCTTTGAGCTTCGCGAATTCTTCTTCAGTGAGTATGATTTGCATGATGACAATCAGTATGACCGCACTCAGAACACATGGGCGACTTCTCAGCAAAGTCCAGACCGTGAAAATACGAGCGGCCATGTCGTCGTGCCGCCCGGAATTCGAGCAGCCAAATCGACAGCCGCAAAGCGAAAAGGATTACGACGTTCTCTGCGGCCCACACCTGATTTTGGAGATAACGCATCCGGTCGCACAAAGCCCGGAGAACATTCTGGAGTGTCGTCCCCGGATAATTTCCCCCAGTGTTACCGGGGAATTTTGGGCCGCATCGCTTCACGAAGGTTAACATCGTGCCCATGTAACCCGTGCCCACGTCGAGGCGAGTCAACAGATACATGTGTCCGGGGTCGATGACTTTCATTTCAGATACAGTGCTGTCCCAAATTGAAAATGTCAACTACAACGTGCAGTTAATGCGCCGTCCGCCCGGAGCACCAGCATACCGTCCTGAAATTCGGCCTTGCGCTGGCATCGTTTGCAGACCGCCAGCGTGACGCCCTCAGACACGATGAACTGAGAGAGCATGTGTCCGAAACTCGTGGCGCGTTGCCGGGCTTCGAGCTTGAGTTGCTTAGAGGACTTCATAGTCGTGGCGGTGGCTCAGAGAAATGGTAAATGGTTTGAAAGCTTCCGGGCCTTTGTCATATGCGTCAGAGACTCGATTCGGCTTGTTGACCTTAAACCGTTTGCCGTTCAGACGCGCGAAAGAATGTCCGACAAAGAGCCCTTGGACTTTCGGCCACTGGCGTTTGATCGCCGTCGCCAGCAAGCACCCAGTATGATTCATATACTCTTTACACGTGCGCCGGTCTTCGTGCGTGACTCTGATTTTCAGAGACGGTCTGCGTTTACTAATTTTATTTTTTCTTGCCATAATTCAGCTTCTCGTTTAAACAGTTTGTTACCAGTTTCCGCATACCACTTGGCCATCACGCCGATATGACGCGCGCAATACTTGATCTTGTTGTTCACCCTCTTTCCCGGTTGGGAAGTGAACGGGTTCACAGTATGCGGAACCGAGTGCCTATACATGCTCGTAAGATGTGCTATTCGACTGCGAAAAGCAAGGCGAAAATCTACCCACGCCGGACACCGTAAATCACTGAGCCCATCCCAGCCGGAAACGGGCGCGGTTTGAACATGCGCCGGATCAGCGCCATCTCATACCGAAAATTTGCCTTGGTGCCGGGCCGCAACCGGGGCGGCAGCGAGCGACGGAACGCGCGGGCCATATCATTGCCCAGCTTCGTTAAGTCGCCCATCGTTACCGATACACTTTTCGAAACCGGCCTTTTGTTTTTGGTGGCCATGTGATTGCCTCGTAACCTTCGCGGAATTTGTCGATGTCATGACGCGGCTTGTCGCCCTTGCCCGCGCCGTGCTGAACGCCCCACGCGTCTTTGCCGGAGTTTGTGAATGGTTTGGATGATGGCATAAATTAGGTGCTCGATTTCCAGTGGACGACGATCAGTGCCTCGGGTGGCACAAAGCCTAACACACTGCCGTCTTTCGTGACGGCTAGTATGACCGTGATGCCAGTCTTCTTTTTCATTTCAAGATTGCAATGGCGACGTTGAGAGCTTCCTTGAGCGTAGCGACACGGAAGCCGATTGCTTCGCGGATCATCGGGTGGTCGTGCGGATTGCCTTCCGGCTCCATGACACAGATGATCGGCGTCTTGCGCGAATCGGCCCAGCCGAATTCGATGGCCGTGCCGATGGACACTCGGGTCGCGCCGAGAAAATTCACAAGCAGCACGTCACAGCGAAGCGAGTCGAACCTGTCACGCGTGTAGATGCCACGCGCGGATGAGCACACCGAGTCCTCGTAAGAGCCGTCGATGATCTTCTCGGACTTCAGATAGTCCTTAGCCCGCATCGGGGACAAACCCTTGATGCCATGCCCGGCTAATTCACTGATGGCCTGCTGACGCCAGTCAACGCATTGCCCGTAGGTGCAGCCGGAGATTGGTCCGGCGAGATAAACCGTTTTAGTTGTGCTCTGCATAATCGATAGAGACTAAACCGCGCCCACCTTCGTCATGGAAGGCCATAGGGATTGCCCACCGGAGATTCGGCATGATGGCACCGTCCGGGATTTCATCGATGCCGCGCACAAGGCGATGCTCTATCGCCTCGCGAATCGGACGGTTGAGGTCTGCACTGTAGACTGTCATCGTCTGCGCAACGGCTGCCGCGTCACCGAAGTAGCGGAGGAAAGTCACTTCCGCTTTTGGGAAGTGCATCTTGGCGAACACGTCCCACTCCAGCGGCAAAGTGAGAACACCAGTTTCCTCGTGAAATTCACGAGCCATGGCCGTCTTGGATGTTTCCCCCGGCTCGATCTTGCCGCCCACACCGTTGAGCTTGCCCGCTTGCCAGTCCGGCTTGACCTTGCGAATCAGGACGACCCTTGGCCGCACTGTGCCGCCTCCGTGGAAGGCGAAGCCACAAACGTAACGTTGCGTGCGCTCCTTCACGACAGCAGGCCGGGTGATGGCGTCATAGATTTCGGGCCGGGGTGGCGGGGCCGAGTGAACGTAGGTGCGACGAGCCCACCACACCGCGCAAACGATGGTCACTCCAATGACGAGAGTAGCGGCGAGGATACTCACTTCTGCTCCGAGTTAGGCGAGAAGACCTTGACGATTTCACCCTGCTGCTGTGCCGCCTGTTGCTTGGCTGCAATCATGTGCCGGGTCGTGTTGATTTGATTAATGCGGCTAAACACCGTGGCCAGAGCGCCCATGAAAGGCTCATACTCAGCTTTGACGATGAACCACGCGCTGATCAAGTCCGGGGCAAACTGGAGAAGGGCACTGGCGAGTTGACCCTGCAACGCGTTGATCTCCTGATCACGAGTAGGAGTGGCGATGGCTGAGCTTGAAAGTTCCTGCAACCGCGCGATGTCGTGACTGATCTGTTCCGCAATTGCCCGAGTAAGAGTAGGTTGTTGATTCACGCGGAAACAGTGCCAGCCGAATCGCTTCGGCGTCCACCAAAATCTATCGGAAGGGCTGAAAAATTTTCATCACGGATCACACGTAGCACTCGCGGAAAAGGTCAAGCACGGTCTGCTCGCCCCCGTCCCGGAGTTGTTTCGCTGCCTCCCCGCAAGAGGCTAACAGTTGCCCGAGAGTGCTCGCCTGTTCCGCAGTGGTGACGATCACGGGGCCGTTCAGAGTGACTGTGCCGGGAGCGACGGTGATGAAGGCCCCAGTGTCGCGGCACTGAATGTCATAGTTCAGCGCGCCGTTGACGATCTGCTTTTTCATAGTGGCGTTCATGTTCCGCTCCGTTCTCTTTGTGGTGTGCCAATCTCCCACTTGCCGCCGATCTGAAAGTTCGATGCAAACGCCTGCTTTGCCCCTCGCAAGGTGCGATACCCTAGAATGTCGCTCCCGTAAATCGTCTGCACGTTCAGCGTGGACCCGATGTTGGACTCGGCAATCCACGCTGATTTTACCAACGTGCCGTTCGGATTTGTGAGATGGTAGAGCTTGGTCATCTCTTTAGAGTGCCGGTTGACACCAATTGGTGTCAAGTTAATTGCGAATAAAGACTTCCGCCCGGCTTCGCTCACAAACGTAATCGACTTCTGCCGACGTTACCGTGTCGCCCACGCGCACCATTTTAGTAGGGCCAACACTGAGCGCGCCGATGTTTGTCAGCGACTCTACGAGATAGGTCGCACTGGAAGTTCCACGTTTAAACGTTACCTTAATTTTCTTTTTCATTTTTTCTTTGGATTAGTTGTTTCTCAAATTCTTTGTCATCACTCACCCGCCCAACGCTTTGTCCCTCCACGTATCCCCAATGAAGCTCGTCTCTGTCTTGATAGAAGTAAGAGAGTAACTTTCGGAGCAGTTCGGTATCGTTCACGCGGCCTCCTTAATGCGCGCCACTTCGGCGGCGAAGTCGATGGCACTGATTGTGCAGTCGCGAAATTTTTGCATAACTTTGGCGAGCGAGACGTATTTAAGGACGCGCTTGTATACCTCTGGCCAGCCATCGTAAGCCAAATGCTCGTCGTAATACGGGTCGAGCTTTTCCGTCCCCAGCCCATCAGGAGGGTAAACCCAATACTCGCCGGGCAAGTGTGGCTCGATTGAGATGCCGTATTGCTCCGAGAAAGCCCGGCACTCGCGACGGATTTTTGCGTGAGGGTCTACCGGCTTAGGCGGCGCTGGTGCGACCTTGTCCAGCTTCATACCGGGGCGAACGATCCACGCCACGTGGACACGCGCACGACGAAAAGGGGCCTTAGAGAGCGGCACCGGCTTGCCGGTATGGTTGTCAATGAAGCTGCGCCCGGACACGGTGACGAAGTGCCCCGTAATGTTGATGATCAAAATTTCGTGGCGCAACAGTTCCTTGTGGTCGCGGCAGAACTTTGCGAGGGTAGGCGGATTCCATTTGACCGTCTGGAAAAGCGGACGTGGCGCATTGAACATGTTTCGGTGTTCCATCGCGTAATCGAAATGCTTGACCATCTCGCACCCGAGAAGCTCCCCGGCGCGCCGGAGAATTTCGTTGCTAATGCCCTTCACCGGCTTGTTGCGGTATGCCGGGTTGACTGACTGCCTGATCGCCTGAACGACGTATGATGTAGGCTTGCCAGTCACCGCACTGAGCGCGGCAGGGCCGCACCAGAGCGCCGTTTTTAGGTCGTGTTTGATCTCATGCAATTTCATTGTGCGCCTCCCTTCTTCTCCACCAGCCGTTTCTTCGACTTGACCGACATCTTGACGCGAGCATAGTCGCCACTGCTCTTAAAAAATGTGCCATGGTAAACGTAACCGTTGACGGCGTAAACCGAGACGGACACCCGCGTGTCGCCCATGTTGCCGCGCCACGTTTTACCGAACTGCACGTGACCCAGCTTGACCCCCGTCCAGATGGTTGCCTCGCCGCTCGCGCCGTAATACGTGCCGCTATTGGCTTTGATGTAGAGAAAATACTTCTCAGGCGGGTCGTTGATGAAATCGTAAAGTTCCACTTGCGCGCGTTCGTTGTTATCCGGCGGATTAATACCAGCCGGAAGTTCGCTAGGGTGGTAGCTGCATCGCTTGCCCATCCACGCCCGAAGTTTCGCCTCGCGCGCCACGATCTCGTCGCGCTGCTCTTTCGTTATGGTGTTAACTTTCATGCCCACACTATACAGTGAGAGCGTTTAAACGTCAACGCTTTTTCCGTTGTTTTTCTACCGAGGCAAAGCTAGGGGATTTACTGGCCAGCACCTTGAGGGTCTTGCCCTCGTAATGACGTATGCCGTCCACCACACCAACGAATTTAAACCCCTGCTTGGCCATGTTTTCTTCGAATTCTTCGTCGATGCGACGCAAGGATCGCCCCGTGTAAGTTTCGTTTATCTGCTGGAACATCCGGGCGGCGGCGCGCTGCTCCGTATCGCTCGCCGAATTCAGCATGACGTAGAGACGGCAGAAGTGCGCGAAAATCGAATCGCGAAAATCCTCCGACTTTAGCCAGAACCAGTCTTGAGTTAGGGTAAACCGAAACTTGTCGAACGCGCGGCAGAACGCGTCATGGTCCACCCTAAAGTGGTCAGGCCATGTCTTTGCCTCCAGCACAATCTCGCGCTTCGCACGCGCCGCTCCAATCATTAAGTCGTTGTCCATAAAGTTATCTCGGTTCGCTACCAAATCGGTCGCACAAATTCAGCACCAGCTTGCCTATAATCTTGATAGCTTCCTTGGCGTCCGTGCTGAGCAAATCGCCGTCGAGTAAAACCTTCAGACGCTCCGTATCAGGCAACGCCAAAAAGTTTTCGTGGTCCTGCTTCTGACACGTCGCCCGGATAATCGCGCAGTCTTGTGATGGCCCACTACCCTGAACGATTCGCCCATCGGAACACTCCAGTAAACAGCGCCAGTATCCCGGCACCGGGTTGTTCATGCAGTCTTCGCTCGGCTCAATGTATTTGATTTCCATATTGTTAAAGTGGTTTGGTTTTCCACACGCCCTTGCCCGCCTTGTAGACGGCGCGCCAGTAGCCATGGATTTTTGTGTGCATGAATTCGCCAGTCCGGGTTTGAACCCAACCGCGCGCCTTCAAATATTCGACCGCCTCCCACTCTGAGCGAAACGTGTCTTTCTTTTTCTTGCTCATAAATTGTCCGGGTGTTCGTCGCAGTGGAACCAAATTTCTTCTCCGTCGATCTCCACCATAATCGCGTAACCCTCTGTCCGTGGCCGCACTCGCAACCGGTTTGCGTCGCACCAGCCGATTAACGTCACGCCGGGTTGCAACTTGCTATGCCCCGCAGGATTACGGTTTACGTCCACTTTCCAATCGAACACGTCGGCGTTTGAGAAGCCACGGCGCAGGCCATACTTTTCGAACAAGAATTTTTCCGGGCTGATCTTCGGAGCACTCATGCGAGGTAAGAGTCGAGTTTGAGCCCGCGCACCGTTTCGATATACGTCACTTTCCAGTCGGGAACGTTCGCCTTCTCGATGGTCTGCCCCAACGCCATGCCTTCAAATCTGGCGTCGTGATTGAAATACACAGTGAGTCCTTTCAGCTTGCCGTTGCGCTGCACCTGTTGCACATAAAAGTAGGTGTCCGATAATCTGCCATGCTTCACAAGCCACTGGCCGGGCTTGTCGATCTGCGGCGCTTCGACGGCGCGCATCTCTCTTACCCTCTGCTCGGTCAGACAAAACTTTTGAGCCTGATAGTAGTCTTCATTGCGCCTATCGACCGAAAGCCCTGTCGCCGGATAGTAAGTGGCCACATCGCCTGATCGCCGGTCCGCCAGAACGGCGGACAATTTTCCGTTTTGCACCAGCCAATCAAATTGATTGTTGGCGACATTGAAAACCTTCGTGGCCAGCACGCACTCGCCGCCGTGCATGACGAAATAAATATTCGGCTCTGCGCCGGAGCCCCGGCATTGTTTCGCGAAAACGTCGAGGGCATTGTCCCTGATGTATCTTGGCATATTATTCCTTTGTGAAATTGTCCAGAGCGGATTCGAGCATCGCGCCAGCTTGCATCACTTCGTCCTTCAACGCTTTGACGCGATTAAACATATACGCCTGCGTCCGTCGCTGATCCTGAAGTTGTTTCGCCACGTCCGCGTTGAGCCGCTTTAACTTGGCATTTTGCTCCACGAGTGCCACGCCTTCGGACTCCAGCAAGGCGATGTCGGGCAGCGTCGAAAAGTCGCTGCGGATATCGCTCTCGAACTGCGGGCGTAAATGGTCCAGCATGGAGCGGAGGTAACTGTTGCGCGGCGTCTGCTGTATCAGGGTGTCCAGCAGTGTGATTTCATCAGCTTTTCTCATATTATTTTTCTCCCCACACCAGAGTTTTCTTTGCACGAGTCACGGCCACATAATAGATGTTGGCTTCTTCCTCGCTCTTGCTCCGGTTTTTAAAAGTGTCGGCGATGAGCACCACCTTGCCCCACTCCAGCCCCTTCGCCTTGTGGACACTGGGCTTCCAATTATTTATTGTTTCAATCATGTCTAGACCTTACAATGAGAACGTTTAAACGTCAATACCGTATTCCTACCTATTCGCGCCTCCGGGCCTCACGGGCCTCGTCCTCGGCACGCTTGTGGTATTCAGTGCCTTCCAGCATCCGCGCGGCGATGTAATGCGCCTGATGCCCGATGATGCCATGGGCGGTCAGCGCCTCAACATGTCGGTATGCCGCGTTGTGCTGGTCGATAGCCTTCGCCAGAACGCGCAGGTGATTCGGGTCAGCGAGTAAGGCTTGTCGCTCGTCATTTCGCCGGATCGCCGCTTCGCCGTTACTCGCGTCGCGCTCTGCAAATTCGGAAGGATCACAGCATGCCCAGTCTTGCGCGTAACCGATAAAGTGGCGGATGCGCTCGCCCTCAAGCGGAAAAACGTCCAGATAATGCAGCCCGGCAATAAATTCGAAATCTACCCGCTTCACGCGGAACGGCGCTTGTTCCTCGTAATACTTCAGCAAACGCTTGTTGATGGTTTTGCCCTCAAACCGTTGCAACGCACGGTAAAGGGCAGCGTGCGATTGCGCCGCGCGGAATTCGCGGTCATAATCGGCCACGATTTCGTCGATGAGTTTTTGAAGTGTCGTCATACGTGTATCCTATAGAATGACACCAATTGGTGTCAATACGTAAATCTACTTGGCGAACGTGCCTTTCAGCATCCCCTTGCAGTCGCGCACGGCCATGCGATAATCCCCGGCCAGTTTGATGATCTCGTCGCCCTCGGCGAATTCGCTAACCTCGTGATCATTCCAGTGCCAGACACCGCCCGCTTGGCAGATGTTGCCCACCGGCAGATATTCATTGATGCGCGATTTGGTCGTCGCGGTGCGCCAGCCGCCCGTCCTGACCACGGTCCGGTCCTCATGAAATTCGAGGATGACCGTATTGTGCAGCCGCAGCCCGATGTAGAACTGGCCAGCCGCGTCTTGCAGCTTGATCAGGTGCGTATTGTTCCCGATCTTTTTGGAGTCCCGGCTTCCGAGTGTTTCGCGTGCTTCTGTAAATGTCATGCCCACAGACTACGCTGGAGCACGTTTAAACGCAAGAGGAAATTCTGCTGTCTATGGGCTAGGGGTTTCCCCTATCCCTCGCTACGCTCGGCCCCACCACTTGCATTTTTCCCACAGATATTTTTTACGCGCCAGCATCCCTTGCGTGATCTCAAGGTCACACATCATGAGCCCAATCAACGCGGCTGCGTATCGATCATTTTCGTTCGCCCAATACTTACCGATGCACCAGCCAAAAAGGGCGCGGCAGATGAGTTGCCATTTACCAACGCGGTTCATATTTAAAATCTGGATTGCTGCGCACAAACTCTCTCGCGCACGTGCCGATGATCTCCTGACGCTTCCACAGCGCCAACAGATTTGAAGTAGGTAACGGATGCTGCGCGTATGGAAAATCTCGGCACGCGGACAGCCAACGAAAAACCAAATCAGTATAACTCTGCCGCGCAGCTTCGACTTCATCTTCGAATGCGCGCAGTGAGGTTTTGTGAAACGGACAGTTACACAAGCCCTCCGGGTGGCCGGTCACTTCGCACTTCATCTCGCGCCGCACTCCCTGATATACTCGCGCGTTTCCTCCACGGACATCTCGCGAAGATTGATCGACGATGGCAACTCAATCACAGGCTTGCCCTTGTCACGAAAAAATCCAATCTCCGCGAACACGCCAGCCGGGACTGACCCACCGGGCAGCGCCCGAAATGCGATTGCGTCACACGTGTCGGCAAACTGCCGGAAGTATTCCATGCCCAGCACCTTGTAACCGTTGGCGCTCTCCGGGCAATTCGGATTGACCACTTCGAAGCCCAACTGTTGCAACGTTTCGATATCACGCTGCTCCTGCGGCGTGTCATAGATAGCGATGCAGTGCGCGTAATAAATTCTCATATCACGTCCACTGAAATGTTTTTGTTCACGGCGTAGAGCACCTGATCTTCGGTGATGCAATCACCCACGCGCGAAAACACAGGGCCGTTATCCCAGCCGGTAGGAACCTGAAAACCGCATTCGATGCGCGTGATCTTGTAGACGTGTTTGTCTTTCAGAGGGATCGAATCAGTTTTGTGCCGATGATAGTAACCCAAATAATTGAGATGGACAATCATATGTCGCGAGGGATGTAAATGTCTTTGAAGACGACCACGGTTTTGATGAGAGTGGCCTGCACTTCTTTCGGGAACGGCGCGAGCGCGTTCAGAATTTGATTGATCGCCCCTTGCTCCTTATCGAAGTCCCGAGGCGGCGGCGCTGGCGGTTCTGTCTTCACCTTGCGGCGCATCGGCGCGTTGGCTTGGTCGTAGGTTTCACTCATATCGGGAATAGTTGTCGGTCGATACTGTTGATCAGCTTTTGGGTCACTTCGATGTGTTCGACAATCGCGGTCTCATAGGCACCCAGCGATTTTTCTACACATTGCAGCTTGGCGCTATCGAGAGCGCCTTTGAAGTCGCCCCACGCGGTCAATAGCTCAGCGCGAGACACCCTACCGCGCGGCTTGCGCTTGTTGACTGGATCAATCGCTCCCTTGCCAATGAGCACGTTCTCAACGTAGACCAATTGGTCACGCACTGCCACGTTGTTGAGCAGTTCGTAGCGCGCGGCTTCGATGCCGCAATGCAGATCAGTTTCGATGATCTCGCGGTCGGGCTTCCGGCGATACGGCCAGAAGTAAAGCGTCGCACAGTCGGCCATGCGGATGCACTTCTGTGGCTTCCCGTTCGCGATGTTCACTTGACGATCACCAAGGTAGAGACGCACGGTAAACAATCCGCGAAAGTATGTGTATACATTGCGGATTGCCTCTTTCGATTGTAACAAGAGTTGTATTCGTTCTTCGGTGCTGCCCGTGGTCTGAAACTCTACCTTGTCCAGATTCAGGGTCGTAATCTTATAGTCAACCATACGCTAACAAGGTGCTGATCTATCTCGCTTTCGTCCACATTTATTTCACTGCGCTAACTTAGCGCCACGTGTCGAGATTGCACCCAGCTTTATTTTACCCAAGCGTGTGCCGATGGCTGGACGAACGGACGTAGAGGCAGAAGGTCAATGTTTATGGGCCTGATCGCCGGATCGCCCGATTAAAGATCGATACTTGCCCCTACCATGCCATACAACTTTCAACTCATAGGAACCAGTTTACAATAAACAACTTATTATTAATTGGTATATGATAGTATTATTTATTTTTGGGCGCGTAGTATGGTATAGATTATTATTTGTTTATTGGAAAGTGGTCCATAAGAGTTGAAAGTGATAGGGCATGGTAGGGGCAAGTATTTATGAGTTGGCCGGGCTGTGACCGCATGGCACTCTTTTCGTGATGGCGAAGCCCGCGAAGAAACAGGACGACAATCGATTGTTTGCGAATAGCTCCGAAGCGATTCGTAAGTTGAATGCTCAGGCCCGCAAGGGTCTGCGTGAGGATGAGCGCCGCAAGTGGAAAGAACAGAATGCCCGTAATAACGATCCAGCAAATTGAGCAGGAGCTTGTCCTGCTTGATCGAGAGAATGCGTTCCTATTGTTCGCAGCGTTCTGCGGTGATGTGGAGCAGACCGCGCACGCTTTGAATTTATCACCGGCCACGATTCTGAAGGTGGCCGAGGACGATGGATGGCTGACGAAACTGCGTAGCATCATCGAACTGAAGAAATCGAAACGCCCCGGTGATGTGGAGCGCGCGCTCAATCGGGCAATGAACTTTGTTCAAGCTCATCGCATGCGTCTTGTATGTGAGCGAATGATCAAGAAACTTTCTAACCTCACTGACGAACAACTCGAAGAATATTTGATGACCGGGCATTTGAAGGACGGCACCGCAGTGAGTAAGCTTAGCACGCGCGCACTCGCAGACCTTGCCAGCGCCATCGAGAAGGCTCAGGCGCTTTCATATCTCGCGCTCAATGATACCGCGCAAGAACGAATCAAACGCGACGAGCACGCGGACCCGCACAGTTCCGGTGGTGAATTGCACGCGCAGATCGCGAAGGCAATGTCAGAGGCGGGCTCATCGTTGCATCCTCGTGCGCAACTACTTGACGCGCAACTCGCACAGGCGCAAGAGGCGCACGCGAAGAAGTTGGTGCAGGATGTTCGGAATAGCGATGATCACTAACGAGTGCCTGATTCATAAAGTTTACTGTCTCGTTGATTCCGCTTCGCCTGAAGATTATCGTTATATCGGATCGACGAAGATGTCATTGAGTAAGCGATTGAGTTTGCATTGGCACTCTCGCCAAAATGAAAAGCTTACGCAGTGGATTGGGCAGGTGCGAAAAGCGGGTCGGCACGTTTTAATCCTTGAGCTTAAAGGAGGGATGACGTTGCAAGAAGCTCTTGATCTTGAAACGCGTTTGATTCGAACGCTGTCCCGGCTTTGTTCTTTGTTCAATCGAAGAATGTTAGGCTCGTCTAACATTGTTAGTTGATACTAATCTTCTTAGTATCCCCAAAGACTGTTTGATTAAGCGAAACTCTCCCGAGACGTGCCGAATAGTTGACTAGATGGTCAACTACTGTCCAGAGTTTACTGTCTCGGGCGCAGGAATCGTGCCATTTGTCAAACTAACTGTAAATCCCCTGACAACGGGCGATCTGGCGAGCCGACAGGGACTTAGCAAGTATCGTGCCAGAGGGTCGGATCGCCAGCTTTTACGATAACGGCTTGGGGGTTTGGTCGACGCGCGCGCTCCGCTTAGTGACATCTTCGAGAAATAAAAAATTGACATCGAGGCTTCCCCGTTGGCACTGTTTCCGCGTGCAACAAACAATGTATGAATTCGCAGAACAGGCTCGTTTAGACGAGATCACTTTTGATAAAGAAACTCGGTTGGCGTTGGACAAGCTGATTGTTGCGCTTCGGGCGCGCGGGTATAGGTCGCCAGAGCGCACCCTTGCTTTTCGCGCGATGCAACAGGCGCGGCATTGGCTGGGCGAAGACCTTGCCATCCTCGGCGCGCAACATCCCTACCCGAACGGCAATAATCCGGCCAACACGATTGTGGACCCTCCCGCCGACACGGCGAACAGGCGAGCCGACGTTTTGGCGCAACTCCAGAAAGATTTGGACGCGCAGATCAAGAACAAGCCGTTGCAACTCGCAGCCGATGGGAAAGTCACCGGCATCGGCAGCACCAACGACGACATTCGTCCTCAAGGGACTAATCGTCACGTTCATGATCTTCCGAGTCCGAGATGCTGAAAGCCGCGTTCTAAGTCGGCGTAGTTTACGTCACAAAGTTATGACACGAGACAAAGTTTACACGGAGATCGACCGAGAGCGGGCTTATCAGAAGTCTCTACCGCACACTGACGGCACTGAGACTTGCTCTAAGTCGGTGGGCGACTACATAAACCTGCTCGGCTATTACGCGGAGAAGGCGCGCAGCGCATGGGTCGAGAACATGGAGAACGAGCCCGTGTGCCATATGATCCGAAAACTTGCCGCTTGCGCTGTTGCCTGTTTGGAGGCACACGAGTGCCCTCCCCGTATGGTTCGGGGCTGGATTTTTCCTCTGCCCAATGACGAGCAGACGAACCGGCGATCAGACATTACGACGATCACGCTGGAGTCGATGAGCAAGGCCGGAGGGCATGAGTTGTTTCGGTGGCGTGCCGAGTTGTCGTGTGGTGCGCGGTATTTCAGCCCTCAGTTTCTTTTGCAGCATGACGCGCTTCAATGGCGGATTGAACATCCTGACATTGAGAAGGATTGGCGACTTGCTGCTTTCGTCAAAGTCAATGAGGGGATGCGTGACGAAGCTGAAGCCTTGGCAAGCACGGGTAGTCCAAAGCCGGGCTGGATGGAAGCAGAGCCCCCTTCGCAGGACGCCAAATCGCCCGACTGTCAGGCCACGTCATGATTGTGATTCTGCTCATGGCCGCGCTGTGGGTGCTGTGCATCCTTGCGGCTAACCACTGTTTAAACGACAAGGACGATGAATGAAGACTCTCACCCAAGCCTACGCCCAATGGAAACGAAAAGTTCTGCTGCCCAATGACGAGCGCCAGTTGAAGGTGCTCGAAGCGTGGGAAGCCTTCTTGGCTGAAACGGAGCCCGGAAAGCTCGGGACGGAAATGATCGACGCGTTCGAAACGTTGTGGGAAGCGACGCTCGAATGAGAATCGGCGGCACTGTCATTGAAGTTGAGCTTATCCGCACGCGATATGGTTATCTCGGCGCGACTATCGGGTGGCCTATACCGACGCTTTTCCCCGGCGCGCGGCCCGGCTTGCCAGTTTCATTCATCACCTACTTGCATGTGTGCTTCCTCTTGTTCGAGTTTCGCGTGATGATCGGCTTCCGGGTGCCGAAGGAAGTGGAACGTGGCCTGTAATCCTGATTGCCAGCGCGAGTGCTGCAACGGTTCGGCCCGTGTTTGCGGCTGCGAGGTTTACGAAATCTGCACGGTTTGCGACCCGGAGCGTTACAAGTATCAGGTCGCGATGCGTGGCCTTGAAGGAGTCCAAAGCCTTATGGGAGATCAGCACAAAGTTTCGGTCGGCCCGGTCAAGACTCATCTGCTGCGGCCTGAGCATCATCGGTTTACGTGGTGCGGCATCGACAGCGTTTTATTTGACGAGTGCGTGACGCGGAACCCTGAGATCGTCACGTGCAAACACTGCAAGCGCCGTCACGCGCCGTGGTATTGGAAGCTCACCTATATTTTTCGTCTGCTGGCCGTGCCGCTGGCCGTGCTCGGTTTGGTGGGCGCTTACTGCACCGAAATCTCGGAGTGGGTCGCCCGGCACACGTGGGCTCCCTTGCGGAAGCGGAAATCTCCGCATGATCCGGGCTCCGTCCGTCGAAGGTTTTTTCAAAATTTCCTTTGACACCAATTGGTGTCAACGGCACTATACTCTTGGAAGCGGGATACGCTGAGTGATCTGTCGAACCTGAGAAAAGCGAACGCCCGCATGAGATTGATCGGCTCCCCGATGTTACTCGTTAAAAGTTGGGTGGGAGCAAACGGCGGGCGACAAACCTCGCCGTAAGAATTTCGACGCGGTTGGACACTCGAAAGAGTGAGGTAAGCGTCGTTTGGTGCAATTTGGAGTCCAACGAAAGTTGGAGGGATCAAAAGATTCCTTGCACCAATAATTTGATGGGTGGTGTGCTGATATGGCCCTAATGTCGGCTTGAGTGCCGAGTAGTCGAAAGAGCCACCCGCCGTTGTTGGACCTGTAGTTTAGTGAATTGAAAACAGGGGTCGGTGTTGCCGCAAGGCCCGACGCCGGAGAGGGGTGAAAATACCCTTGGGTCCGCCTTGATCTTTGAAACGTGCGATAGTGATAAAAACCGGGCTTGTTCAATTGCATAACCGGTAACATGCCGAGGCATCGGAGATACCGGGTGATCCGGTTCGCGCGACCTTTTATGGCGGGGTGGAGCAGTCTGGTAGCTCGTCAGGCTCATAACCTGAAGGTCGGAGGTTCAAATCCTTTTCCCGCTCCCAATTTGTTTGAGTGACCGCACCAGTTCGGTAATATTCCGACAGAGATTCTAAATATCTCCCCAAAGTCATGAGACATGGCGTTGGCTAACGTGGCCGAGAGAAAGAATGGTAGCATTAACACGGGATCACTCAGTCTCGCGGTGAGTGAGATTAAGAGGGCACGCTGGAGATCGACTTCCGGCTTCGTGCTGAAACGTGGGTAGTCGCCCGGCTCTTGACAAACGCACGAGGTAGCAACTCGTGCGATTATTTTTTACATGCGGCTTGAAAAAACTATCAGAGGCAAGCGTGGTGGCAAAGGGGCAACGATCATGTCGTTGCTCGACGCGAACCCGGACGCGTGGAACGAGTATCTCACGCACCGCAGGATCAACGCGAGCGTTGCAATCCGGCGCATCGAACAACTCCGGGCCTCAAAAACTGCTCTCGTTGGTGGGCGCAAAGCTGAACTGTGACCGGTGCCTCAATCGCATTTACGCTCCAAATTACTACACTCTTAGGGGTCCATACCTTTCAATTGCTCGGCCCGGCGAGCACCGCATTTGCTCTGCTTGCATGCTTAGTGATCCTCTCTTTTCCGGTTGACGACGACTTCCGATATTAGCACTTTTACCTTGTTATGGTAATCGTTGCATTCGTTGCTGGTGTTGTCGTTGGAACCGTGGTCTCCTACCTGTTCTTCCGCGCCAACAAGAACAAGAAAGCCGCTGTTGATGCGTTCGTCGATAAGACGCGCGCCCGGCTGTAAACCTCACTGGGGGTTGCCTTCACGGGCAGCCCCCTTTTGTTATGAAGCTGCAAGAATTGATTTGTGATAGGCAGGGACGTTTCAGTCCGATTCTCGTGCATTTCCATCTTTGGACCGCCGCCGTGTTGACCATGTGGATCATCGCGTGCGTTAAAGCGGGCACGCTAGTCGGGATCGACGCGTCTCTGATCGCGGTGCTGGGGCTTAACGGGGGGACCATTCTTGGTTTTCGTGTGGCCGAAAGGAATGAAAAGGTATGAGTCGTTTAAACACCTTTCGGTATTACGTCGTCGGCGCGGTCCTGTTGTTCTGCGTCGCGTTTCTCGTGGGCAGTCATTTGCCGATTCTCGAAAAGAAGCACCGGGATTATGGCAAGGAACAACTCGCGACGGTGATCCTCCGGGACGCCGAAGGAACGGGCTCCGGTGCCGTGGTGCGACGCACGAATTCGCAAGGCAACACACGGCTGTTTATCTGGACGGCGGCGCATGTCGTTTCCGCCAGCGATGAAGTGGTCGTCGAAACCAAAGTGCGAAACGAGTATCGCAAAGTCGGCACAGTGTCATTCAAGGCTCGCGTGATCATGCGCGCGCCCGCCGAGGACATCGCGCTGTTGTGGCTCGACGCTCCTGAAGGATTTTTCAACTACGTGCAGTTCGACGACGTTGGGCAGCGCGACATCGGTGCGGAGGTTTTCCATGTCGGGAATTTTCTCGGGTCGATGGACGACTCAGTGTCGTGGGGTCGCGTTTCGCAACAGGGGGTTGACGGCGGTAACATCTGGAGATCAATCGATCAGGCCGACATGGTGATTCTGCCGGGCAGTTCCGGGGGTCCATTGTTTTCGCATGACTCTCGCAGAATCCTTGGCATCGTCGTGGGCTGGCCGCGTCAGCCGGGCGTGTGTTTTTACGTGCCGCTCAGAACCATTCGGGGAGTGGCGTTCCGGGATAGCGTTTATTGGGCCGTTTACGGGGATTTCAGCCCCGAGGATTCGGCACTTGACAAACTCGTGGAAAAGAGTAAGCTTCCAAAGAATGAATCCGTGCCTGCGACCAAGCCAGAGCCGCCCGAGAGCAAGAAATCGGTGGAGCCTAAGAAGTCTCTGCGCCGGTTTACTTTCAAGGGTTGGTGAATATTTGGGCTTGACTTGGGTGCGGCCTTCTGGTATACTTATCCCTGTAAATGAGCACCCTAGTAACGATGGTCCAGCCGTCTCAGAACGGCTTTGCGGTTGCGGTCTATGTGGACCGCAACGAACGAAAAGTGGTCGGGCACAAAATCACGCCCACGCGTCACTCCCGCCGATGGTGGGAAGCGCGCGGGTTTCTTTGGAAGCGCCCGCCTCATTACTGGAACTGACATGAAAGCCTATCGATACATCCGCGTGTCAGGCCGGGGCCAACTAAACGGCGACGGCCCGGACCGCCAGCGTGACGCATGCGACAAGTTTTTCGCGCAACACGGTCTGGAATTCGCGGGCGAGTTTTTCGAGAAGGCAGTGTCAGGAAAACGGGAGGGCATGGATCGCCCTTCGTTCCGTGAGTTTATCGAGACTCACGACGCGCATGTCTCGCAAGGTTTGACACCAATTGGTGTCATTGTGGTTGAGCGGATGGACCGGCTCGCGCGCGATCTCATGGTTAGCGAGATGCTTTTGAAGGAGTGCCGGGTTCGGGGGATCAAAGTTTACGCGTGCGATCATGAGGCGCTGATCGACGTTGCCTCGGACGCCGGAGACCCAACCCGAAAACTGATCCGGCAATTCATGGCCGCGCTCGCCGAGTGGCAGAAAAGCGAACTGGTGTTGAAGCTGGCCAAGGCTCGCGACCGGATTCGAAAAACGACGGGCCGGTGCGAGGGTCCGCTGCCGTATGGGGCCACAAATGGTCAGCGTCAAGTGGTCAACCAGCTTATCGCCTTGCGCGATTCTTCGATGACGTTTCAAGCCGTCGCCAATTTTCTTAACGAGTCCGCGCTGCCTTCCCCTACTGGGAAGCCGTGGGATCGTAAAACGGTTCACTACCAGTATTCTAAACACACAATGAAAGGACAAACATGCGCGGAGCATACACCCAATACGTAAAATCCAAAGGCGTCCGGCCCGAGGATGTTGTGGAGCAAGCAAAAGCTCGTCACAAGGAACAATGTGAGTTGCGGCTGGCCCGTATTATGAACGGGAAAGAGCCGGGCTACAAGAACGGCCATGGCGGAAAAAAGGGTTGACAAATTTGCCCAAGCATGACACTGTTTGGGCGAACATGATAATGGCATTAATCTTAAATCGCCACGGAAAGGAGTCGCCTATGAAGTAATCGACACACTTTTGACGTATCAAATTGTTTTGCGGGCCGGGGATAACAAAAACCCCGGCCCGTTTGATTTTTGTGGACGGCACGGGATTTGCTTAGCACTATTTCCTTGTAACTTAAATGCGGGACAGTCGGCCAGAAGATGGAGATGACGCCGCCGAGCGGCTTGACCGCTCTCTTTTGTTGACGCCGGGGCGGCGTTTGTTATGAACGTGACTAGCCCCGGCACCGTTTTGAGATATGATCGTCTACACCTACTACAATTCGGACGCGGACGCGCCGAAGGAACAAGCAAGATTCATTCGGCTCTGGTCTGAGAGTTGGCGCAAGTGGGGGTGGACTCCGCTGCTGCTCACAGATCGCATGGCGGATGAACATTTGGCCAGTCGGCGCAAGTTTACCCGTCTCACGAAGTCCTTGTTCGCCGTGAAGCATTACAACAAGCCGGGCGTGCTCGTCTCGGCCAACGTGATCAATTTTGGTCTGGAGCCGAAGCGGCTGGCCGCTGGCGGCGTGATGTTTTATCCGGGCTGCGTGGCGATCAGTCGAGACACGCTCCGGCAGATTGGCAAAAAGCGAGCCGTCATGACGAAGCTTGACTACCGGTTCGATATCTGCACCGATTTTCACACCCCTCCGTCGAGTCTCCCGTTGCTGCGGTTTGCGGACTGGGACGCTGACGACGTAATGGAAGCTATCCGCCGACGTGCTGACTGACTATTTTCAAAAAGAAGTTGCTGCGCGTGTCGCGGCGATGGTCCACAAGGAGCAACTGAGGGAAGCCGCTCAGTTCGTTGTCGAGGTCTGCAAACTCCCGGTCAAAATCACGAACGACGACCCGCGTCACGTGATGCCGGTGCTCCAGAATTATCTCCACTATCTGCTCAACTCTGGCGGCATGGAGGAAGCCGCGCAGATTCTTTGGACCCCGACGCAGTTCTCCCCGGAGCCGCAGTCGGTCAAAGACATCTGGAGACTGTTTGATGAGGCGAGCAACGGGCTGATCATGGGCGCAGCGTCCATGTCGAAGTCTTACTCCTTCGGCGTGCGGCTGATGCTCGAATGGATTCGCGACCCGAACTGGACCGCTGTGCGCGTCGTCGGCCCGAGCGAGTCCCACTTGGAACAGAATCTTTTTTCGCATCTGGTCGGGCTGCATCGCGACGCGAAGCTTCCGATGCCCGGCGAAGTCGGCGATCTCTACATTGGCATGGACCGGCGCAATCAGGTGTCCGCGATTCGTGGCGTTGTCATTCCCATTGGCTCGAATAAAAAGTCCGGTCGTTTGCAAGGAACGAAGCGCAAGCCGCGTCCGAAGCCGCATCCGATCTTTGGTCCACTGTCGCGCCTTTTCATTTTCATCGACGAGTTAGAGAACGTGCCGCAGGGTTTGTGGAAGGACATCGACAACATCCTGTCGCAAGTCGAAGACGAGGGCGCGGGCAAACAGACGTTTAAACTGTTCGGCGCTTACAATCCCACGGACCAGAGCAACGAGTTGGGCAAGCGTGCTGAGCCACAGTTCGGATGGGAAAACTTCGACGTGGATCAGCACTTCCGATGGAAGTCGATTCGTGGCTGGGAAGTGTTGCGTCTCGACGGCGAGAAGTGTGAGAACGTGGTGCAGGGCAAGACGGTGTATCCCGGCTTGCAGACTCGGGCGGGGCTCCAGAAGATTGCCGAGAACGGTGGCGGTCGGCAGTCGGCGGGGTATTTCACGCAGGGGCGCGGCGCGTATCCTCCGCAGGGCGTCGAGCTTACCGTCATTCCTCCGGGCATGTTCCCGAAGTGGCGTGGCGAATTTGTATGGTATGAAGAACCGATCCGGGTAGGCGCGCTCGACACGGCGCTCGAAGGTGGCGCAGCCGCCAGCTACACGCTCGGCTCGTGGGGCCGCGCCTCGGGCAAGAAGCTGCCGCCGTCAATCGAGCACCCCAACGGGTTGACGGTCATGTTCAAGGACAAGATGGGTCAGGTGACTCCACGCTGGGGTCTGTCAGTCGATCAGCAGTTCGTGCTGCCGAAGGGTGACACCATCGCGATGAAAGAGGAAGTGCTGCGCATCAACAAGCACGCGGGTGTGCGTCCAGAATTTTTCGCTATCGACCGCACGGGCAACGGCTCCGGCGTGTCGGACTTGATCAAGTATGAGTGGTCGTCCGCGATCCACGAGATTAATTTTTACGGCTCTCCCAGCGAAGGAAAGATCATGCTGGAGGATAGCAAGCTGTGCGCCGAGGACTTCGACCGCATTTGCTCGGAGCTTTGGTTCGCGTTGCGCGCGTTCGGAGAGTTTGGGTATATGCTCATCAATCCTGCGATTGATCTTTCGAAGCTGACGCAACAGGTGACGCAGCGCCGTTTTCGTTCGGGGGCGAAGCGCCGGGTGGAGTCTAAGAAGGATTACATGAGCCGTGGCTACGCCAGCCCGGACGATGCGGACTCGCTCACACTGCTTGTGCTGGCTGCGCGCCGGGGGGCTCAGGTGACGCTTTCGATGCGGGGGGTGGACGTGGAAGCCAACGATGGGTTTGATGATTGGTGGGAGGTTGGCCGGGATGTTCAGAATGGGGTCTACATTGACCCTTCCAACCGCAGCGATTATTTGGGGGTGGAATGAAACGCATAAACGTCAACCTCTATCCGAAGGACGGATACTTTTTTATCGAGCAGGACCAGTCGATGCACCGTGGCCAGTCGTGGACGGAGGTTGTTTCTAGGGTCAGGTCTTACCGAAAACGAAATCAATTGCCGCCCGGAAACCCGGAGCAGGAAATTCATGACCAAGCGTGCAAGCGGAACGAGAGTTTGTGTCATGACGAGAACCCGGAGCAGGTGAAAGCGGAGTTGCGGAAGACTTCGCTCAAGGGCCGGGTGCTGAAATGGTTCAACACGATACGAAAAGCGCGCGCCGAGCGAGAGCAGCAATACGTTTCTGAGACAGAAGCGAAGGCGCGGGCGCTGGTTTGTGCGAACTGCCCGCATAATCAACCGTATCCGAGCGGCTGTGGGTCATGCAAGGCCGCAGTTCGGGCTTCCCGTGAGGAAATTTTGGGCAAGCGGGTCGCTGATGGTCGTTTAAACGGTTGCAATGTGCTAGGGGAAGACTCCGCGACTTCCGTGCATCTCGATCAGGTGCGCGTGAATGACGCCGAGCTACCGTCGTTCTGTTGGAGAAAGCAAAAAACCGTATGAAAATGCTTCTCATGATGCCGTTTCGTGCCCTCGCCGCCGTGTTACGGGTGTCCATCGCTCGGCTTTTTGGGTTTAAGGTGCTCGCTACCACCGAATTAAGTGAACAGCGTCATAAAATTTGTGAGCGGTGCGATTTTTTTGACCCGATGGAGTTGCAGTGTTTGAAGTGCGGATGTTTTACAGAGGCGAAGACTGCCATGAACACCGAAAAATGTCCCCTTGACAAGTGGCCGAGGGTGTGGATCAAAAAGCCGTTGGCGAAACGCCAATAATTCGGCACTGTTTTAACGACCTGATATGCCTTTAGAAACAAAGCCGTCAACTCAGCCCCCGAAAGACTTCACCGGGGGCCTAATCGAGTCGCCGGAGATCAATAAGTCCGGCGAACCGACTCGGCGTTCGATCACCAGCGTCCAAATGGGCGTCGAAGTTGTCAAACAGGTCATTCAGGCCGGGCGAAACCGCGCAATTGTCAGTTCCCGCATCCTCGCCAAGTATAATTCCGAGAAACCTTACGACTCGAAGAAGCTCGAACAGGACGGACTGGGCTGGCGGCAGAATTTCAGCACCAAACCCCTCGCCAGTTTGATCGAAAAGGTCTTCCCTCGGCTCACTGAGGCCGTTGGGGGCCTGAAATACTTCACCGACTCGTCCCTGCCGGACTCCTACGAAAACTCGGTCGAGAAAACGGAAACTTTTCGTGACACGATTACAAAGACGATTCGCAACAAGAAGGGTTGGACGACGACCCTCGAAAACATCGCCTTCGACGACTCCCTTTTTGGTTCTACGGTCCTTGCATGGCTGGATGAATACAACTTTATGCCGCAGCACTTCCGCTGCGATGAAGTTTTCCTCGCCGATGGGACCAAACAGAACGTCAACTTTGCACAAGTCGTGGTTTTACGGGAAAATCTTTTACCGCACGAACTTTTTGCGATGATCGAGGACGCCGATGCCGCCAAGGCAGTCGGTTGGAAGCTCGACGCGTGCCGCGAGGCCATCAACAAGGCCGCGCCGAAGCAAATTGCCGAGAGATTGGGGACGAGTGGTAATATCGAAGCGTGGTATCAGAACGCGCAGCGCGAATTGACCATCGGTGCCTCTTACATGGCCGGAGTAAGCGTCGTGTGCATCTATTCGCTGCTCGTGCGAGAGGTTACGGGCAAAGTTTCGCACTATCGATTCGTGGGCGATGAATACAAGCTGATTTTCGAGCACGACGACCGGTTTGACAGTATGCAGGACTGTCTCGCGTTCTTCTCATACGAGAAGGGCAATGACACCATGCACGGCAGCAAGGGGATTGGTCGCAATCTCTACGAATTGGCCGGGATGATCGACCGCGCGCGCAATGAAGTTGTGGATCGCGCGATCATGTCGGGAAAAACGCTCGTGCAAGGGGACATCAAGAAAATCAATCAGTTCAAGATGTCCGTGGTGGGCGCGATGGCTATCGTCCCGACTGGTTGGACCTTTCTCGAACAGAAAATCGACGGTAACGTCGAGCCGTTCTTGAAACTCGACGCTTATTTTTCATCGCTCGCCGATCAACTCATCGGTTCGGTCAGCACCCCGAAGGTTGAGGGCGAAGCTTTTCGGTCTCCGCAGGCGTGGGCGCTTTTGGCGCAACGTGAGGAAGAAGGACGCGACGCGAAGATCGCTCGTTTTCTTAATCAGTTCACGTGTTTGATCGCCACGATGCAGCGCCGTATTTGTGACCCGGATACCGCTGATAAAGATGCGAAAGCTGCGCAGGAGAAGTTACTGAAGCACATGACTCGCGAAGAACTGGATGTGCTCGCGAAACAGCCGGTTGCAGCTTCGATTGTTGATCTGACTCCTATCGAGCGACAACTTGTGGTCGCTATCGCCGCCGAAAAACGCGGCAACCCCCTTTACAATCAACGCCAGCTTGAAGTCGAAGACCTTACCAATCGAATTGGTTCTGACTTCGCCAAACGTGTGCTGTTGCCGACAAATGATCCGACTGAGGAAGCGGAGCAGAAGCGGTTGCAGCAGTTGGAAATGACGTTGCTCACGCAAGCGCAGCCGGTGCCGGTCAGTCCTCGGGACAATCACATGATCCATTTGGAGATCATGGTGCCGGTCGCCGAAGGCATGGCGCAGCAGCTTATGCAGGGCGGCGCGGATACGGCAGTTTTGGAAGCGGTCCTCGCGCATATCACAGAGCATTACAATCGCGCCGTCGAGCAGAAAGTGGCCACGAAGGAACAACTCGCGCCTATTGCGCAACTCGTCAAGAAAGCCGGGCAGGCTATAGCGGAGTTGAAGGCGCTCGATCAGCAGGCCGCGCAGCTTCAGCAAGAGTCTGCGGCGCTCGATCAAGCCGCGATGATGGAAGAACAGGCGATGGCTGCCGGTATCGATCCTAACATTCCACTCCAGTGAAATTCTTAACCTACCATGATTACAAACGAACCTCTCGATTGGTCGAGTGACGACGAACTTAACCTTCGTGCGTTTCTAGCCACACCCACAGGAAAACGATTTCTTCCGAAGCTGTGTGAAGCTTCTCCCGTGAATTTGCCCAAAGGCGAAATCCCGGAAGTGCTCATTCGGAGCGGGGAAGTGCGCGGCTTTTCGGATGCCGTTCGCACCATTCTGTCGCTTACAGTTCGGCCACAGATCGATAGTGTCGAACTGAACCAAACTACAAACTATCCGGCCCTCGAAAATGACGCGGCGTGGACGGATGGTCAAAAATCAAACGCGTAACCTACTCATATGCCAGACGAAAACAAAACGGGCGAAGGTTTTCCCGACCCTAGCAAAAACAATGAGGAAGTGGCTCAAAAACTGAAAGATCAGGATGTCCACTCTCAAAACAATGTTGACCTGAAATCTCCTTCTGACGCACTCGACGCTTTGGTCGAAGCTAAGAAGAAAGAAAAGGAAGACGAAGACGCGACTCCGGCACCCGATAAAAAAGACGATGCGACACCGCCTGCGAAAACCGAGGCCGAGCTTGCCGCCGAGAAAAAGGCGCAAGACGAGGCTGCGGCCAAGGCTGCGGAAGCCGAAGTGGCAAAGAAACGCGCCGACGAAATTTTCAAAGACACGCCGACGTTGCCACCGAACGCCAGCCCGAAGTCCACGGAAGCGTTCGCTACGATTAAGATCAAGGCGGCGCAAGAGATTACGGCCCGTGATGCAAAGATCGAAGAACTGACGAAACGTAACGCGGAATTGGAGAGCACCGTCAAGCAGAGCAAGCCGCTCACGCCGGAGACGGAGAAAGAGATCGAGGAACTTCGGAAGTTCCGCGCTCGTCTGGATGTGGAAACTGATCCGCAGTTTAAACAGTTTGACAAGGCGGCTGACGCCGCGCGTGAATTCATTTACGCGCAGTTGAAAAAGTCCCCGGTCGTCACCGATGACGTGATTGCTGAGATCAAGAAGCACGGCGGGCCTGACAACGTTAAGCTCGAAAAGATTTTCGAGGCCGTGAAAGACCCGACGATTCAGCGATTGGTCGAGTCGAAGATTGCCGACATTGAAATGGCCAAGCATAACAAGCAGCAGGCCATCGCTTCTGCCAAGGAGAACATCAACCAGTATCTTCAGGAGCGGGAGAAGTCCATTGGCGAATCCGCGCAGGCTCACAACAAAGCCACGCAGGGGGCCTTTGACCGGCTTCTTACGAGTGAGGCGCTTCAGTGGATGAAACCTAAAACCGTTGACGCGAAAGCGGACGAGGCCGCAAAGAAAGCCGCCGATGAGCACAATGCGTTTGTCAAGGTGACACAAGAGCAACTCACGAGTGCCTTGAACGACGACTCCCCGGAGATGCGTGCGATCCTTCTGGCCGGTATGGCTCAGTTGCTTCAAACGCAACGGGTTCACGCCGCTGATAAAGCTCGGCTGGCGTCCATCGAGGCTGACCACAAGAAAGTGGTTGACGGGCATCTCGCCACAATCAAAGAGCTTCAGGGCAAGCTCGACAAGATCAAGGGTGCCAGCGTCTCGCGCCTTGAACAGACTGGCGCGGCCCCCGGTGGAAAACCGCCTTCGACGGTCAAAGAAGGCGAAATCGATACTCGTCCTACGGTGCAAGCTCTCGACGATATCGCTCGCGACATCCGCGAGAAGCGTAACGCGAGTTAATGCACAGCGATCACACAGAGGGAGCGCCGGGTGTTCCGGCGCTCCCAATGTCCACGGTCCGGGTCTTCGGCAAGAAGATCATGATCGTCATGCCTTGGTCTAAGACCATCAACCCAATCACTGCTTTTTCGGTCATGCAGTTAATTGACCGACGACGCACCGCGTCGATGTTGAATTATGGGGATGCCTTTATTGCGCACAGTCGTAATAGCTGTGCTGACGTTTTTCTTCAATCCGACATGGAATGGATGCTCACCGTGGACGATGACATGTTGCTGCCTTATGGCAATGCGCAGTGGTATCGAGCATATACGGGGTGGAATTGGTATCCTGATCCGTTTGCTTCGTTTAACACTCTCGACCGGCTTATGTCTCACGGGAAGACGATTATTGGTGCGCTTTATTTTGGTCGCCATCGTAACGGTCCTCCTGTATACGCGGAGGGTTCAATCGCCTCAGAATCCGCTTACGCTAGGTCCGGCCCCCACGACGTAATCAAAGCTACGAATTGGGTGGGCACGGGAGCGATGCTGATTCATCGATCTGTTTACGAGGACATCGAGAAAAAGTTCCCAGTGTTGGCGCGTGGTGCCAACGGAAAAGGGGGAAATTGGTTCACCAGTTCAGAGCATAACTTACTGGATGGGGTGCGACGAGTCCATCAGATGCTCGGTCAGGATGGACCGATGGATGGGACCAAGGCGCTCAAGGCTTACGAGATGCTTGAGGGCATCGTGAAGTCTACGGAGAAGAATTCATCCCTTGGTATGGGGGAGGACGTTGTATTTTGTCGTCGGGCGCGCGAGGCCGGTCATCAGGTCTTCATTGACATGGGGTTGATTGCGGGGCACGTAGGCCATTGTGTTTACGGGCCAAAAAATACAGGTCAGTGATACCGCAACCTCCAGACAGTTTGCTTGTCGCCGGGCACCTTGAGTTTGGCGACGCACTGGTTTTGAATGGACTCATCCGAGAACTGGCGAAGACGGAGTCGAGGATTGTTTGGCTTACCAGCACAAGCTACGTGCGCGCCGTTCGAGAGATGATGCTCGATCTGCCGAATGTGGAAGTCATGGCGGCGCTCAGTTACGACGAAGTCAGACACAGGTGGATGCCGATTTGGCCGCGCAAGCTGTGCCTCGGTTATTTCAATCCCAACGGGTTTGACGAGTCAAAGTGGGACTCGGAGATGTATCGGCAGGCGGGGATGTCCTTCGATCTCCGATGGACTAATTTTCGACTGCCTAAAAAACTTTGGGATAAGCCCGGCTACACACGCCGCGAGACCGTCGTCTTTCACGAAGACCCGAGGCGGGCTTTTTTCGTCAAGCGCAACATGCTGCCACAGAATTTGGAACAAATCCGAATCGATCAACGCCCGTCTATACTTGACTGGCTTCCTGATATCTATGCGGCCAAGGAGCTTCATTTCATCGACTCAAGTTTTCTGAATCTGGCCGAGTCGCTTTACGCGATGGGATTTTTGCGTGACAAGTCACTGGTATTTCATAAATATGCGAAGGCGTATCCCGGCAAGTCGCGGTGGCCGGTGCTTCGCGCTCCATGGATGGTGTTCGAATGAAATGGCTTCTACTCACAACTGCCCGGCGCACCCCCGAGACTTTAAACTCGAACGTGGGTGACGAATTTGCGTGCATAGGCACCGAAAATTTGATTAGGGCAGTAGATCGAAATGCTGAGTTTGATCGTTTAAACGTTGAGAATCCTAACGAGTGGACTGAACGTCCGTTTGATCGCTGCGTGTTCGCGGGCCGTCCTCTTTGGTGGAGCCAACGACCCGGCACTGATTGCCTCGATCATTTTTGGTGGGAGCCGATAATGCGTGGGTGGCCGACCAAGAATCGACGCAACTTTCTGGTGTTAGGTGCCGGTAGTGTTTGCGTCGGGGAGATTCATGACACGGTCAAGTATATCCGAGCTATCTACGAAGTGTATAAACGCGCGTGGGCGGTGACGACCAGAAATACGGTGTTGGACCATCCGGGTTTTATCGACAGCGTGTGTCCTTCAGCCTTCGCGGTCCCTCCTAGGGTTTTGCAGAAAAAAGCACAAAAAGTTTGTAACCTGATGGTAGACGGCGGACACTTTCCATTAAGCTCTGACGATGCGGGCGCGTGGGTAGATAAGTTCGATTCGATTGTCAGGGAGTTGCTTCGCAGTGAGTATACCTTCGTAGCCCACACGGAGCCTGAGCGCGATCTGGCCCTCTCCCTCGGATGGAAGCCCGAGGATGTTCGACTCTTTTCGTCGGCAGAAGAATACCTGTCGTTTTACGCTCGAACGACATGCTACTTTGGCAACCGGTTGCACGGGGCTGCGGTGTGCGCGGCTTTGGGAATCCCTACGGTCGCGGTCGCGTATGATACGCGGTTGAATTTTGTCCGGCGATTGGGCGCGCGGGCGCTCCGGCCTTCTCAGATTGATCTCGGGCATCTGAAGTTCTGGCTCCGAGGGGTGCTCTCTCCGACGACGCCACAGGTGGACTTGGCGACGGAGTATGAGCGCCTCTGTGAACTGCTCTACCGATTTGCTTACGAATGAAAGACGGGTTGATCTGCCTTCAGTATTGGGATGGGGACCGGGATAAAGCCATGCGCCTCGCGCGGTTCCTCGCCGATCTCGAACCATCAAAGCGCGAGGACGTGGACTTTGCGTTCTTCGCTCGCGCCGACAGTTCGTTCGACGTGGCTACCGTCGCCCACGTGGCACGCAAGTTCAACGTTCACACAGCCAAGCCGAGGATTCGCGCGGCTGGACATCCGTATGCGTGCTGGGTTACATTTTTTTCGGTGCTGGAGTGGGTGCTGGAGGCCCGGCTCAAGGGACGGTCGAGATATAAGTGGGTTCTTTGTTTCGAGCCAGATTGTGTCCCGCTGACCAAGTCATGGATTGACGAACTGAAAGAGGAATGGAACCGTTTAAACAAGTATGTGGTGGGGAGCGAAACTTTTCATTGGCAAATGCACTTGAACGGGAATGCGCTTTACTCGGCGGATGAAAAATTTCTTACATGGTTTGTTCGCGGCCTTACTCTGAACGGCTGCCCGCAACGTGAACCCTACGACATTTATTTGTTCCCGCAGTTCGCGCGCTGGGGCGTTGGCTACTCCCGCAAAATTTCGAACCGGTGCGGGCAGAAGACGATGGCCCCCGATGAAGCCAAGTGGCTCCGCGAGAAGATGGGTATCGCATTGGTTCACGGGGTCAAGGACGACAGCCTTCATCATTGGGCGACTTCGAATTTGAAATGACACCAATTGGTGTCATTTAGCACCTTGTCCGACTTCTGAATTAGCAGCACTGTTTCCTTGACGCCTTACTGCGCTCCCCGGCGTCGGGAGCACGGCCTATCCGCTGATGGCCACAGCGACCAAACATAAATCTCTGCCGAGAGGATCGTTTTCTCGGTGCCGGTTTGAGACCCGGTAATGTAAAGTCTCTGTTAGGAAACTCGGATTATGGCAGAATTTTGTGATGATCCCTCAGATATCAGTGATATCGCTACGAGGGACACCGCGCGCGTCATTGGCTCAATCGCCAAGTCGCTTGCGGCCAACTCCCCTTACTTGAACGTGATCGGCGGCGGGACGTTCCCGTCCGGCGTCTCCGACACCGTTCGCTCCGTCGTGCAGATGCAGGCTGCTCCCGGTGACTCGCTTGCCCTGCCTACGTTCCTTTGTGACGTGGACATGTGCGGTCAGACCGGTCATCAAGACCTGACTGACACCATCGAGTTTACGACCAAGCTGGAATCGTTCCGTGGTCGTGGCCCGAACATCTGCGTGAAGAAAGGCTATTCGGCCTTCAAAGGCAGCTATTCGATGGCTGAAGACAGCTTGAAGAAGCTGATCACCCAGTATGTGAACGCTGACGTTCGCGCTCAGTTGTATCTGCGCTCGGCGTCGAAGTTCACCGCCAACCACAACTACGACTTCAACTCGTTGTTTACCGGTGGCTCCGAGACTGATCTCGGCGTCAAGTTCGCTCCGCTGCTCCCGACCGGCCCGATGACCTTCAAGGCGCTCCACTATCTGGCGCGCTACCTGAAGGAGACTCTTTTCGCCGACTGGTATACTAGCGCGGGCTCCATGCCTCACTTCCGCTTCATCGGTGGTAGCGATCAGATCGAATACTACCGCTCCGAAGTCGGTGTGCAGAACGTCATGACTGCTCTCACGCAGGGCGGTTACAAACTCGGCGAAACGGCGCTCACGGCCTATGGCTTCGAGCAGTCCCCGGCGTATCGCGGCATCGCTTTCGGTGTCGATCAGCGCCCGCTGCGTTTCAACGCGTTCGACGGTGCCGGGCTCCCGGTCCTGTTGAACCCTGTGACGATTGTTACCAACGCGTCCAAAGGCACTGCCTACGCGAAGGCCAATCCGACGTGGCTCGACGCCAACTACGAAATCGGCACGTTCATTGCCGAAGGCTCGTTCGAACGTCAGGTTCCCGAGAAGTATGTCGGCGAAGGCAGCTTCAAGTTCGCCCCGCAGTTGCACATGGGTGAACTGGAATGGCATTACCTGAAGGACAACCACTGTAACCAGTGGGGTGACTTCGGCTGGCACAAATACCAGATCACGCGCGCTTACAAGCCGCTCCGTCCGCAGCACATCATCCACATCGCCTACAAGCGTTGTAAGACCGACCTCGGTCTGGTGGAGTGCCCGACTGAGCCGGTGCAGTCCAGCTACACTGGTGCTGACAGCTACACCACCGTTGGTGTGACCTGCGAAGAATAACTCGGGAAACCGAGTATCGTCAAGGGTAGGTGACGAAAACAGAGCCGGGCGGGGGCGAGTAACCTTCGCCCGGCTTTTCCTCAAATGGCAAACGAATTTCAGTTCGCAGATACGGAGTGGGAGATCGTTCGTGAGATTCTCGCGAAGTCGAAAACCGGCTCTGATCATGAGAACGACGGGCGATCCGGCGATTTGCTTACGGACCTATTCGAAAAACTACTCGCCCGTATCAAAACTGGCGCGGATGACGAGAATGATTCTCGTCCCGGCGACAATGAAGTCGTCACTCTGCGCAAAATTCTCGCGCGGTGGAAAACGGGGGCGGATGACGAGAATGATTTTCGGCCCGGTGACGGAAAGCATCAGGTGCTCCGAAAGATTTTAGCTCGTAAGAAGGTGGGGGCCGATAATGAAAACGATTTCCAATTCGGCGACTCAGCCTATTCAATCCTGCGGAAGCTGCTCGCGCGACTTCCCTAAAATGAGTTTCAAAATGAATCTGTCTGACAAAGCGATGGTTGCCCTCGTGGCAACGAATGGGGTAGTGGCGTGGGTCCAAAAGATTTGCGCTGCGGTTGAACCGGTTATCGCGCCGTTGATTTCACTCGGCCAACTTGGAATTGCAATCGCCACTATCGTTTGGATTTGCGTCCGTGTGCGGGGCGTGCGCCTCGACAACAAGATCAAAGAGAAAGAATTGAAGAAGTGAAGCGTTATCTCCTACTCTTACTCGCCGCGACGTTGATCGCGGGCTGCTCCACGTTCATCCCGAAGCGGGTGGAATTGGGACAGGACAAGGTCCAGAAGTTTCCGCAGCCGACAGAGAAGCGAAAGGAAGCTGAGCGGCAGGCGGTGTTGTTGGCCGCGCAAAAAGCTCGTGAAGCGGAACGCATCGCGGCACTGGAGGGCAGCGCGGCGGAAAAGCCCGCTGGGGAAGCGGCGTCGCTGGCCGAGTCGGTCAGCCTGAGTCTCGGTCCTCCAAAAAACCCATGGAGTGGTGAAGTTGAAGTGCTGCGGCTGCAAGTTGCGCGTCTGACGGCGGAACATAATTTGATGCTCGCCAAGTTCGCTAAGGAGAACGACAAGAACGAAGGTAAGAAGATCGAGGGCACTGGTTGGCTTTCGGTGCCGTATTTTGTTTGGACTGGTGGGGCTTTGCTGTTGATTTTTTTCGGGTTCATCGTGCTGAAGGTGGCGTTGAGCTTTGTCTCTATGGCGAACCCCGGGGTGGCGGTTGGGATGAGGGTCGCCAAAGTTGGCGGGCGGGCCGTGTCACGAGCTTTCTCTGAAGTGCTCGAAGGCGGGGAAGCGTTTAAACGTCGAGTGCAGGAAAAGCTGCCGGACGTGTCCGAGCAGGTTCTCGAATTGTTTCGGGAAATGCAGGAACGTCGCCAGTCAACCGAGACTCAAAAAATGATTAAGGAGTTGACGGAAAAGGTATGAGTTGCGGATGCAATACAGATACGGCGACGTGCGGCAATCCCTGCGCCACGTCGGAAACGAACACGGCGGCGTGCGAATCGCTCCCAAGTCAGATCGAGAATTTTACGGCGCAGTTCTTTGGAGTTGTCGTCAAGTCTGAAGTGGATGGCGAGGTTGTGTGGACGCTGCCGTGCAATCTGGAAACCGGACTGGAGAATAACCCTCGCGCTGAGGACGAAGGGCTGGCGTGCTATTTTCTTCGGCTTTTTCGGGATGGTATCCTCGGTTTGACGGGTCCGCAAGGTGAGACCGGAGCGGACGGCACAAATGGTCGTAACGCATACACGGTTACGCTTCAGTCGTTCACCCAGCCGACGCTGGGCTCGCCGACTGTTACTGTTCAGACGCAATACAATCCGGCGATTTTGGAGAACAGCTATATCTTCATCGCTACCTCGGGTTGGTATCACGTGGACGCGACTGATACTTCGGGAACGTTGTTCCTGACACTGGTCAAGGAAGTAACGGGCGCGAGTGGCACAATTACGGCGGGCAAGCTCGTGGTGCCGTCCGGGTTCCCCGGCGTCAGCGTTACGGGACCGACAGGCCCTCAAGGTCCACAGGGGCCGCAAGGTCCGGCTGGGGCTTCCCTAACGGAAGACAATGCATTTTTCTTTGCGACTGTGGGTGTGGATTTCAATCTCCCGCTTCTTTATGCGGCAGTTGATTATACCAATTCGACCCCGCAAATTCTTCTCCCCACGGCAGGCATCTATAAAGTGACTGCGGTTGTGGGGCTTATTGGCTTGGCGAGCGTCGCTATAACCGACACTGTTTCCCTGAAACTTCGGAACACGTCCAATGCGTCGGACGTGAGTGGTTCTGAGGTTGAAGTAAACGATTTCGCTGAAGACAGCGTGAAACAATTGGTGATCGATGTGTTTGTGACGACTGACGGGGCCAACCAAACGATTGCGCTGTTCGGCAAGTGCGCGACGGCAGATCGGGTTGCGGCCCGGGCTCTCAAAACCACGATTACCGCGATTAGGATTGAATGAGTCGGGGCGGTTTTTCTCCCGTAACCACGGCAGCGTCCGGCGAAAGCCATGCGTCGATTAAGCAGTCTCGTAACGGCGGGGTAAACACCCCCGCCATTACAGCAGCGTCCGGCGAGAGCCGTTCATCGGTCAAGCAGCATCGTAATGGGGGTATAACGGTTCCTGTCGTGGCTGCGGAAGCGGTTTGTGACCGCCCCGATGGCGGGGACAAGACGGCCTTGGCTCCGGGGTATGCTCTCGAAGTTGCCAATCCGCCTTCCCCGGGATTAGACGCTTCCTGTTTGTGGCAGGACGACAACGGAATCATCGTTCAGGAAAACGATGGTGACACAATTTGTATCGATAACGCGTGAGAACGAGTAGTATTCCAGTTTTTTTGGACCCCGGTTTGCCGACTGGGTATGGTGTCGCGACCGTCGAAATTTCGCCGGGCGTTTTTCGTCTTCGACTTGTCCCGTTGGAAAATTTGAAGGGGGACACGGGGGATGCGGGGCCGACTGGCGCGACCGGCGCGACTGGACCGCAGGGTCCGGCTGGTGCAACTGGTCCGGCTGGTGCGACCGGCGCGACTGGTGCGACTGGTGCAACTGGTGCGACCGGTCCGCAAGGTGCAACTGGCCCGGCTGGTGCGACCGGTGCGACCGGTGCAACGGGAGCAACTGGTGCGGCGGGATCAGTATGGCGTGAAGGAACGGGGGCTCCGTCAAACGGCCTTGGGGTGGATGGGGATTTTTATCTCGAAGACGTAACAGGCGATGTCTATCAAAAAGCCGCAGGCACGTATTCCGTAGTTGCTAACATTAAAGGCCCGGCTGGGTCGAATGGAACAGCAACGGTGTGGCGAGAAGGAACTGGTGTGCCTTCTAATGGGCTCGGGATAAATGGTGATTTTTATCTTGACGATGCGACCGGAGATGTCTACCAGAAAGCGTCGGGGACTTATTCTGTCGTTGCCAACATAAAAGGTCCGACTGGAGCGACCGGCGCAGCCGGTGCTGATGGCGCTGATGGCGCGGACGGCGCGGATGGAGTAAACGGTGCTGACGGGTCAGTATGGCGCGAAGGAACTGGTGTGCCTTCGAATGGACTCGGGGTCAATGGGGATTTTTATCTCGAAGATGTGACCGGGGATGTCTACCAGAAAGCAGCCGGAGTGTATTCGGTTGTGGCGAACATCAAAGGTCCAACTGGTGCTACGGGTCCAGAGGGTTCGTATTCGCACTCAGTTCTGACGTATAGCGCAACGACCAACATCGATTTTGACGGGGACGACTATCGGTCTTTAACGCTTGCGGGCAACGTCACTTTTACTACTTCGAACAGGGGTGCCCCCAAATCGATTACTATACGTATTATCGGCGATGGATCGTTGCGCACTTTGACGTTCCCGGCTGGATGGACTTTTTTGGGCGACGGTGCCCCGGTTTCACTCGCCGCTAATAAGGATGCGGTTCTGTCGGTAACGTGTTTCGGTTCGGCGGATTCGGACATTGTCGCGGCATACGCAGTCGAGCCATGAGATCACTTAGCTTACTCGATGCTCCGTTTCTTATCGCGACCCTCGGTGGAATCCCCCGCGATGACATGGAGGGGTATTCTGATTTGGTATTTTTGAATGCCCTCAACGGAGGGGCTCGATGGACCGGGGCCTATGCGGCTCGAAATAATTTTATGGGCGTCCAAGCTGAAGACGACATGGAGTCGTATACGGACGGCGCGGATGTTGATAGTTTAAACGGTGGATCGTCGGGTTGGACTGGGGCATATCAGACCGTTGTCAACTATACGGGGCTCAAAGCGCAGGATGACATGGAATCCTACACTGATCTTGCGAATCTTAATGGGCAAAATGGTGGGGTGGGGTGGACTGCGGCTTACGTGGCGCGGTAAAATTTTATGGCAGTTACGATTTTAAGTAGAACGATTTCCTCAGTTGGGGATAAACGCATCGTCGTGTCTAACGGAACTTTTGTTCGGCCCATTCCGTTTGGCACGTCTTGGACCCAACTTCGTTTTGGGATTCGGTTCCACATTCGGGACTCAGGTGCGACTCTTACGGGCACGCCTCGGTTTGTGATGGGGGTGTGTAGTGGGTCTTCGAATATCTATGGGGATTCTTCTACGACTAATTTTGCGGGAATCCGAACGAATTCCGGGACGTGGACTCGCTCTGCGACCAACTATGAAGTAACCGTCAACATGTTTGCTCCAACTAAGAAAGTAGCAACGACGATTACTGATGGAACTGTCTTGAACACGTCTTGGAGATTGCCAAACGGTGCTGCGGTGCCGAGCGCGGACCGTGGAGTGTTTTTCGTGGACGTTAACAAGGGTAGCCCTAACTACACCTTCGATATTTTCAAACTCAGTTCAGGCGCGGCTTTGGTGGACATTAGCCGAACGACTTTTTTGGAGCAAATGGAAGTTGCGGCTCCATCTATTACGAACTACGCAACGGGAACTACTGCCGGTCTCGCGCTCGACGAGTCGGCGGGGAGCTTCGATCACCTGAGTTTGTTTTGGGATCGAACGACTCCTGAATTCGAGATTTGTGACATCGCTGTCTCTCGGTTAGCTTAATGATTTATGAAACTGAATATCAAACTCGGCCAGAAGCACCCGGAAGGCCCTTGTTGTGTCTCGTCTCCGTCAAAGGATCGCGAGTATTACCCGGAGTTGTATATCTCGCACAAAGAACCGTTGGACCTTCCCAAAGAAGGAACAATGGTGATTCGATTCAAAAAGGTCGCCAGTTCTGAGCGCGAGGACAGCTACTCTTGCACTCTGGAGGTTCACGAAATCGTCTCGACGGAAGGCGATAAAGAAGCGTCTGCCCCGAAACGCGAATCAGACGCCGCGCTCGACGCGCTGGTGGAAAAAAAGCTGAAAGAAAGAGGCTACTAACATGTTCCGCGTTGACGACATCTACGACGAAGCGAAAAAGATCATCGGCTCTTGCGAGGACCGGGTTCTTTTTCGTTACCTCGGCGACGCTGTGTCTCTGATCTCCAACAAGGGTGATTTTGAGGGATGGAAGGGTTGGATCGATATCTGCACCACGGGCGGGGGTCGGTGTATCACACTTCCGCGCGAAGTCGAGACGGTGCTGGCCGTGAACTTTGGCGGGCATCCCACGTTGGGTTACGGAACGTTTTTCAATTTCCATTTGAACGGCATGGGAGACTGTCGCAATGCGTGCGATTGGTCTTGGCAGGATCAAGGGAATTGGCACACGACGTATCGTGATCTTGAGTCCCCGTCGAAGTTGATTGCCTATCTTCAGACGCCGGAAGACGACGGCAAGGAGTTGATCGTCTTCGGTTACGATGTGAACGGGAATCTTTTGCGGCGCGAGGAAAACGGTGTGTGGAGAAACGGGTATCGGGTGCCCACAATCTACGGAGTCGCCGTGGCTGACGCTGACGCTCCGACGATTGCCCGCATCACGGGTGTCTTTAAGGCGGAAACGGTTGGCTCAATCCGGTTGTCTACCATCGATAACTCCAGCACTACCGTGTG